TATAAATATAAATGAAGATTATAATATAATACCACAAATATTATTTATTAATTAGTGACAAAATAAAGGGTTTTATTTTATGCAAAATTAAATTTGACAAGATATTAAAAACTGTGTTAAGGTATCAGCAACAAAGAAAACAGAATATTTTATTTTAAGTTTTAGAGAATGTACCCGAACACCCGGAAGTTTTCCGGGAATAAGCTTTACCTGGTGACATTCTCTTTTTTTATTTGTGAATTAACGTGTTAAAGTGAGGTGATAACATGAAAGATAATACAGTAAATGTACAAGACGTAGATATCTATTTAGATAATATTAATATATATGCTGATGAATATATAAATACTGTATTATGTATATCACCAGATAACGAAAACTATAAGAAAGAAGTATCAGACAGCTTTGTAGATATGATTTTTTATATTGCAGATCATATACAAAAGCCAAGTAATGACAATATAGAGCTATTAGATAAAATGTTTAATACTTATGTGAGATTATGCAGTAAATATCATGTATTACCAACACTAGAAGTATTTAGCTTTTTAGTTGGGATTAATCGTACAACGTTTACTGACTGGATGAATGGAGTGTATAGAACAAACTCGTCACATGGTGACACGGCTAAAAAATGGTTTGATATTTGTAAAAACTGCGCAATCAATAGATTGCATAATCAGACCGGAACAAATGCGAATTTGATATTTGTTGCAAAAGCCGCCTATGGAATGGCAGAAACTGCACCAGTGCAAGCTGCGCAACAATACGGAGTACCACAGCAGACAGCTCAGCAGATCGCGGAGAAACACAAAGCGGCACTGGAGCTTCCAGAAATGGAAAAGCCGGAGCTATAACAGTAAAAACACTATATGTTGTGATTGCGAAGAAACGGATTCTATATCTAGTAATACGCAATGTGCAAATAGGGTACACCCTAAAAAGACATTTTATAAAACACTGTTTTTTGTGCAATATTACAATAGATTTTGCATAGCATTCCCTTGATCACTGCCGAAGGCTTACGATAAACAGCGACCAGGCAAGGGCAGCGGTTCCCATGGGGCGGCGGGCTGACTTGCCAGCGTCCGTACTGGATGACCGGGAGGGGGTATATATAAAACACCAGTCAGCGGTAGTCACCACCGAAACCGCCCGAAAAAACAAAAAAGCTCTCCTTAACATGGCAGGGATAGTGATTCGAACACGACAAGCAGTAAGCCTTAACTGTTTCTCTGCCATACTAAAAACAAGGCAATACTCAGAAAGGCAGGTATAACGGATGAACGATATGATGATTTTTAGCAATCCAGAATTTGGAAGCGTAAGAACAGTAACGATAAATGGTGTTCCGTGGTTTGTTGGAATTGATGTTGCAACAGCCCTCGGGTACCAAAATGGTAGTCGAGATATACAAAGGCATGTAGAGTTGGAAGATAAGGCAGAAGTACCATTTTATGACGGGACACAGACAAGGAATATCATAGCTATTAATGAATCCGGTCTTTTCTCGTTAATTTTTAGTAGTAAGCTTGAAAAAGCCAAAGAATTTAAACATTGGGTCACATCAGAAGTACTTCCGTCCATTCGTAAGACTGGGAAGTATGAAGTCGGTCAGAAACAAGATTCTTATCAGATAGCTGATCCGATAGAACGAGCTAAAAGATGGATTGAAGAACAACAGGAAAAGCAGTTACTTGAACAGAAAGTACAGGAACAGAAGCCTAAAGCTGATTATTTCGACAGTCTGATAGATAATAGACTTCTTACAACTTTTCGAGATGCAGCAAAGGAATTTCACATTCCACCTAAAGCGTTTACTAAGTGGCTTACGGAAAACGGTTATATTTACCGTGATAGGCACAATATTATTAAACCCTATGAACCGTATAGGAAAGCTGGGCTTTTCCAGATGAAAGATTTCTCAACACCGTTTGGATATTCGAATGTTCAGACATATATCACTGTGAAAGGTAAAGAAACATTTAGACTTTTACTGCAAGGACAAGGATTGATTAGAAAGTAAAAAAAGAGAACCATTAAGGCTCTCTTTTCAGATCATTGCTATTAAATTTTACTATGATATCTGGAAATGCTTCAACAGAAATTTGACAACCAAGAAAGTCAAGGATGGCTATAAGCTCATATGCAGAAAGCGTTTCTCTGGAAAACTTGTTAGCTAGTGCTTGTGGTGAAGTTCCTAGATGTTCAGCAACTTGAATATTTGTAATTTTTTTCATTTTCATTATTTGTTTAATTTTTTGAGATACCATATAAACACCTCCTACTTACATAATAAACGCAAATGTTATAAAAATCAATTAAAATTCACTTAAACGTGTAATTTGCTATTGAAAACACACACATTATAGTGTATAATTGTTTTATAAAGAAACAGGAGCGTGTATATATGAAAGTAGGATATGTAAGAGTTTCAACAGCAGATCAGAACGAAGCGAGACAAATTGAAGCAATGAAAACAGATGGTGTTGAAAAAATTTATATGGATAAAAAATCTGGGAAAGACTTTAATCGTCCAGAGTATCAGAAAATGATTGCTTCTCTTCATAAAGGTGACATTCTGATAATCCATTCGATTGATAGACTTGGAAGAAACTACGAAGAGATTATTGCTGAATGGCGAAAAATTACAAAAGAGATTGAAGCGGATATCATTGTACAGGATATGCCGTTGCTTAATACTACGCAAAACAAAGATTTGACAGGAACACTGATTGCAGACATAGTTTTGCAGCTTCTCTCATATGTAGCACAAAGAGAAAGAGAAAATATTCGGCAGCGTCAAAAAGAAGGTATTGCAATTGCAAAATCCCAGGGCAAATATAAAGGTCGTTCCAAAAAAGAGATAAACAAAGACCTTTTTGAAGAAACCAAACGAAGTTGGCAAATGGGAGAAATAACAAAAGCACAATTTGCTGAGACTATAGGAGTTTCAAGAAGCACGCTATATAAACTTTTAGAGGGGGATAAAGATGATTGATTTTACAAACAAGTGTATTGTTACAGAAAATAACGTTGAATCAGAACAGCTGCTTAAAAAAGCAATAGCTCAAGGGTTCAACTTGCCAAAAGGCCAAAAAGCAATGGAATCGAATAGATATTTTCATTTTATTGGAAGTCCATATAAACATGTTGTGGCTTCTTGCGGAGTAAGTTTGAACGACCCCAACAAGGCGGTTAGATATTCGGAGTTGTTTGGTGATGAGCAAGAAGAGCTAAGAAAAATTGTTGATTCAGCTGCAAGATGGTGCCGGGCATATGGATATGAACATTTGAATGTATATGCAAACGAAGAGCTTGAAAGTTATACCGGAAAGGCAATCGCAAAGACAACAGACAATATCATACAGCGTGTTGATGTTGAAATAAAGAAACCACGCAAACTGACTGTTTCGGAGCTGGAAGCATACTTAGGATATCCAATTGAAATTGTAAGTTGAGGTAAATGCTTATGAAACCAAACCCACAATCCGAATCCATCCGCATCCGATTTTCCGAAAAACAGAAAAAAAGGCTCCTGGAAGAGAAGAACCGAACAGGCAGGAGCGTATCGGATATTGTGAGACAGGCAGTTGATGAATATTTCGGGAGGAAAAGACGTGCTTAAATTTTTCTCAAAAAATAAAAAAGGTGTTTCTGAAATCAGACATGATTATGAAAATGTCGGACAGGAATCCCCGGCAATTCGGAAACTGGTGAAGCCAATTCACGCAAATGCAATATTAGCTGATGGCAGATTGTATGATACTCAAACCGCCACATATGTTTGTGAATATGGGAATCTTTCTTTGTTTGTTACAAAGAATGGCAGATGGTTTGGCGCAAAATCAAAATATGAATTAGCTGGCTATAGTGCTGATAAAAACGGAGACAGAACCGCCGAGTACAGATTGACGTATTATGGTCTGGAATGTATTGATAAAATTTTTGTGATGCAACATCTGTGGTATTGCAGCCATAAGCTTTACAAGAAATATTTCGGGGAGGTAGAAGAGGGATGAAAGATTACAATACTCGCAACAACGAAGAAAATTTCCCAGATGGGACAGTTAAGGCGCAAGACGGGAAGTTCTTTTTAATGGTGAATGGAAAATGGGAACAGGTGATTGGTTCAGAAGGCAAAAATCTTTTGCAATCTCCTACAGATGTAGCTCCCATGATTATTAACGCGACTATAACATATGAGCCGCCAAAGCCATTTTCACCATTATCCCCATTATTGAAACGTGAGCCACGTGTAGTTCCAAGATACAGCATATATGAGCTTGAAGAAATCGCAAAACACATTCTTTTGTATTGTAAATTTCGAAGGAGGGGATGCGAAGATGCCGATAGTGAAAATCACAAACCCCACCCCCTATGATTGGCTCGGCACAAAATATTTCATTGATGGAAATGAAGTTCCGAGAGTAAGATCAATAAATTTTCATACCGCAGTAGATGAAATTCCAGTATTTGATTTTGAAATGATGGCTGTTCCAGACATTGAAATGGAATGCTTGGCACAAATTAGTGTCACTTCTCAATCAATTACTGATGCAATTTTAGTTTTAAGGCACGAACTGTTACAACATGGAGAAATTACAATGGCTTCAAATCAAGCCTAAAATCGGCTTTAGAATCCTACAATTACTGCGGAATGCCATTTGAGCCAGAGGAAGAAATTGCAGAAAAAATTCTGGATTTCTTAATTGGGGAGGAAAAAGAAAATGAATTCACTTAATGTTGTTGGAGTTGCATTAAACCTCATGCTTTTTGTAATCGTTGCCGCAGGTGTACTGGCAATGCTTGATGAAAGAAAAATTAATTGCTTGCAAGCTCTGTTTTATTTTCTAATGGAAGCCCTGTTTGTACTGAATATTTTTTTGATTACGAGGTGACAAATGTATTTACCAATTCCAATTGGAATTATCCCGATTGAGTTAATCGAAAGGGTTAAATTCATAAAAGCACCACTTCGACTTAATCCATGTAGGCTCGGGAAAGCCTACGAAAGCGATAAGTCGAGGCATCCAGAGTAGCGAATAACAATCTTTATAGGTTGAAAGTGCTGGACTTTATATATCACGCCCCTGGATTAATGGTGCGCCAGGGGGTAATGGGCTATCGCCAAATGGTTAAGGCATAGGATTTTGGTTCCTATATTTGTCGGTTCGAATCCGACTAGCCCCGTTCGCAGTAGTTAATATGCTGCAAAAATGTTCTTTTTTTCATAAGAAACACCTCTAGCCTTCTAGTCTAACTGAGACTGATTAAAGGGACTTCAAATATCCCGGAAGGCGTATCTGAAGTATCAGGAGTATTTCAGAAAACCTTTGTTATAGTTGGTGGTTAAGAACTGTAACAGTGCCAGTTTGGTTACCAGTATTGCCAACTGGTATCTCAGGAAGCTTAGTTCAGCGGTAAGAGCAACGGCCTCATAAGCCGTAAGTCCTGGGTTCGAATCCCAGAGCTTCCATTTCTTCTAAATGCCATTCATCCGTAATATGGGTGGAAAAAACTTCCAGTTGAGTGTGCGGATTAGATAAATTTAGGTGCGATACGGCGTAGCCTAAATGGATCTGATTTCCCAGCTGGTATATCTCGGAGTTAAAAATATTAACGCAGCGCACGTTAATAAAAGGAGTTTTCAAGAGATGCTGCCCAAAGACGCATAAAAATATCCAGTGAATCTACAACACTAAAACTTGTAGATAGTGGAAAGCATAACACGATAAACCTATTGCTAACCCGGTTCTTCCGGGTTCTGGGAGAATATACCGTAGGGGTAGCGGGGCTGGCTGTAAACCAGTTGCTATTGTAGCTCGGGTGGTTCGACTCCATCTTCTCCCACTGACCGATTAGTGGCTGAAAGTTAGGTGCAAGAAAACACAAATCCTTATCACAGGAATGTATACCGAGTTCCGAATGTGCGTAGGATTATCGGTTGTAAAAACAAAGTGTCTTCTTTTGGTAGCCAATAAGTGAATGAGCCACATTCTAACATGAATGATATATGATTCTTCTAGTTGGTCACATTGACGCAGGATAGAGTATAGGTAACTCGCGGGATTCCTTGGCCCGAAATGGTGGTTCAATTCCGCCTCCTGCAATTAATCCGCCTATCGTTCAGCGGATTAAAAACCTTCTTTCTATGGATGTGAAGCTCAACCCAATTGCTCTTTTGTTGGAGTGATTGACCGTTATAGGCGGTGATATGAAACATAGCTCAGTGGTAGAGCAATGATACTCAATATCATGTGATACAGGTTCGATTCCTGTTGTTTCTATCTGGCAAATTGCCATTGCCAGAAGTTGCATTTTCCCCCTAAAGTTCCAGTGTTTCTCGTTGGGAGATTCATGCCGTTCAAGTCGGCACACTGGATTTTTCTAAATCGAGGTAATTTATGAACGAAAAAAGTTGCAAGAATTGTAGAAAACATGATGACTTCACATGGGTTTGTTTCAATGGCGATAGCGAATATTGCGCAGACTTTACGGAACCAGAGTGCTGTTGCGAGTTTTGGGAAGGAAAAGAAGATGGAAATATGCGGTAAAGAAATCAAAGATGAATGCTCACATTGTGGAAATATCCTTGAATGCGAGTTATTCCGGCAAGGGCATGGAATAAAACAGGAACGCGAGAATGTAGCAAAGATGATTGAATGCCAAATGAAGCACAGGGAGAGGAGGGAATTTGAATGCTAAATTTACTTGATAAACGCAATTGTCCTGTTTGCGGTGGAATATTGAAATGTGAAAATGCCGATTTCACAAACCATTTTATAGAAAAAGGACTCTTTTTAAATGTGACATGGCAATGCACCAATTGCGGCGCTGAATATATTGCAAAACTTGAATTAACCCCAAACGGATATGAGGTGCAAGACCGTGAAGCACATATTGATGTAGAGGATAATTTTTCAGCCGAAAAATTTATGCTTGGAAGAAACAATTTTCGAAGACAGAGGTGGTAAATATGAAATTTGAGGATATGGCAAACTGGACAGTAGATCAGCTGAAAGAAGAAGTTGTCCGACTGTCTGAAGAATGTGAGAAGAAACAGCATATAATTCTGGATTATAAACAGTTATCAGAAAAACTTAACCAAAAGCTTCTTGAAAATGATAATTGGAAGATTCCGATTGATGGAATTGAAAATGTAGATACTGGTCATCCATCTATAGAATGGTATGAACAACGCCACCAGGATGACTGTATTAGAATCAACGAGTTAACTGTTACTGTTGACACATTGGTTGACCGATACGCTAATTTAAGGAAAAACAAAGGAATGTGCTGATATGGGTGAAAAAGACGAGTTAAAGCATTTCTTTACATGTAATGGAAAAGTTATTGAAACAATACCAGAGATTTCAATTTCGGATGGCGTTGTTATCGAAGGCGGTATTCTTCACAGAAATGAGGACGGTACACTTTGTAGCATAGGCAAGCCGTTAAGTATTGAACTTGAATGTAAATTAAGTAATGAACTATTTTGGACACTAGTTGCCCCAAATCGAATAAACCAGAATAATTTCCGAAAAAAGCATGGAATTCCGAAACGGAGGAAAATTAATGGATCAAGAAAAAACAAAAGGTTGTCCAGAATGGAAGACACAAGTACAACAGGCACCTGCCAAAGAAATTGTTGACTTTGCAAAAGCACATCCATGCGATTATATGAGAAAATGCTTAGAGCAATATCCGTATTGGGGAAACCAAGACAATGGTTTTAATAGGAAGAAATTTAAGGAGATTTTTAATGAGCATTAAGTCAGCATTAGAATCCGAAGGGATAGATTTTTCTGAATACATGAACCCACCCGAGCCGTGGAATGGACAGGCATTGATACGGAATATTAACGGAACGAAATACGCCTGTTGCCCTTTTTGTCAGAAGAAAGCACTTTTGATTAGTTCAGAGACGAAGATTCAGCACTTGAAACTGAAATGTAAGGGTAGTAATTGCAAGAAAGAGTTTGAGGTGAATGTATGAGTACTTGTTATGATTGTGCGTGTTCAAAAATTGAAACAGACGGCATTCTTAAAGCTATTGATTCTATAAAAGTGCCTGATGAAGATGTTATTAAAACAGTTGCCAGCGATGCGGAAGAGCTTCAAAAGACTAAACCTGTGGAACTGGACGAACTTTCGGAAGAAACCAAGTTTAGAATTTATAAATTAATTGTAAATGAAATTGGAAAGCATTTTTACAATTGCGAGATGCGCATGTCATATAAAGATTTTATACTTGTTGAGGATTGTATCAGAAAAGTTTTGCAAGGAGAACAAGATGAACACAAAACGGATTAAATGTATTTTGACAGGTGGATGTAAGTTCAAAAGTTCTGATACAGAATCTAAATGTAATGACAAAGAAAAGACTTGCACTATTACAGAAACTTGCTACAAATGTAGGAAGAAGTACGCTGCCATATTTACTTACAAACAGTTAGGGGTTCCGGATTGAGGTGAATGTATGAAAGAATTAATCAGCCATGTTCCGATTGAAATTACTGATCTTGGAATGGAACTTTATGCTCAAATTGAGATTGAAGAAATTCTTCTCACATCATATCCACCAATCCAAAAAACTATTTTAAAATTCATCACTGATTTCACCGTGCCCAGATTTGGAGATTATTCGATAAAAATAAAAAATGATGATGCGGTGATAAAATGTTACGTCGAAAACACTTTAGGCACTTTCATTCAGAAAGATGCAGGTGAAAGAACTGTTGCCGAATGGCATAAGGTTATAACACGTTCAGAAAAGCATGGAAGAGACAATCCGCTGAATTGCCAAATACTTCCACTATCACCTTGCCAAAATGCAAATAAGATATCTGAATGCGACCATGATTTTGAAAAATGCAAGATATCTAATCCTTATAATTATGATTTTGATGAATTTAAGTCATGCAACACTAATCAACGTTTCCATCCGTATTATTGTAAGAAGTGTGGGATGCTTATTTTGAAAAGAGTAGTTGATAACGCACGAGGAACAGACAAATTTTTGTGGGAGGATAAATAAATCATGAAAAATGCATGGAAAGTATTATTAATTTCACTTGTAGGAGTTATAGCAATTGCAATATTTGGAATCTTTGGAGTACAGAGTTTCCAGAATCATGCAATATCATTGGAAGAACAGGTAGAATCAGCATCATCAGACATTAAGATACAGGAGAAACGTAGAGTTGATCTGGTGTACAACCTTGCGGATTGTGTGAAACAATATGATAAGCATGAGAGTGAAACATTAAAAGCTATTGTTTCTGGAAGAACTTCTGGTTCAAACGATATTGAGAATGTTACTACTGCAATTTCAGCTGTGAGTGAAGCATACCCGGAATTAAAATCTTCTGAGAACTACAAGCAGCTCATGACAGAACTTTCTATGACAGAGAATCTTATTGCAGAATACAGAGAGAACTACAACAAGTCAGTCAAATCATATCGCAAATATGTAAAAGCATTTCCTCAGAGATCATTCTTGAATATGCTTGGATATGACAAAAAAGAATTTGAATTACTCGATTTTGATGCACCAGAATCAGCACCACAGAATTTATTTGAGGAATAGCTATGAAGACGAAAAGAGGTTGGAATTTTGGAGAATTTGAGATAACAAGAAGAGAGATTATCGCTAGTATTTCAATTATTGCAATAATGCTTCTTATTGGAGTATTAATTTCTTCCAAAATATCCGACTGGCAGATAAACCAAAATGATAAATACAATAAAGCAGTAAAGATTGAGTCCGCGGATTTATTTCAGTATGGAATGGAAACCAATATTGGAAATGCTTTTGTATATGGCAAATTAAAGGCTGTAGATACAGTTACTTACCCCGAAATCGGTGGCAAATACATTTATGTTAAGAAAGTAAAAGAAAAATACACCATGCATACCAGAAGAGTTTCACATGGTTCTGGAAAGCATAAATATTACACCACAGAAACGTATTGGACGTGGGATTATGTAGGAAAAGAAAGCAAGAAAGCTAAAAAGATAAATTTCTGCGGAATTGATTTCAAAAGTAATAAAATTGTTCTTCCAGATGATGAGTACATTGATACGGTAAAAGAGTCAAGCCGTATCAGGTATAAGTACTATGGAGTTGGAACAAAGTACAAGGGAACAATCTTTACGTTGTTAAAAGACAAAACAATCAGCGATAAATCAGTGTTTTACAATAATAGAAATATCAATGAAACAGTTGAACATTTAGAATCCGATATGCCGTTAATATTGTTTAGAATCGGTTGGATTTTACTAACCGGATTGGCAGTATTTGGATTTTATTACTTAAATAATGATTGGTTGGAATAAAAAAAGTCAGAGAGCCACATGAGAGCCAGACCAAATCCTAAGAAGAAAGGAGGTCTGGCTCTATTTTTATGGGAAAAATTACAGAAGGCTCGCTTGAATGGTATCGGGCAGTGCTAAATCAAATTATCAATAGTGACATGACAATCTATCAAAATCAAAAAGATTGCCTCGATTTGCTCTTAAATATGAATATTGACCTTCCTTTCGACAAGAACCAAGAAGCACGGAAAATGGCTATGAAAGTAAGTCAATACTCACATAACATAGCAGAGAAGTGTGCTGCATTAACTGGTAGTGGTGACTTTGACGATATCTACTGGCAGTATTTGTTACTGGAAGCGCAGAATTATCAAGTAGACAGTGGATTGTTATATCTTGAAAAAAATCGTATTCCAAAAGAGCGTTTTTACGAACCAAGAAGAAATGTATTTATGCAGCATAATATTATAGGTTCACTTCAAGACTTGATGGATGACAAACTGGATATATTTGCATTGAGCGTACCGCCAGGTTGCGGAAAATCTACGCTAGAAGATTTCTTTCTTTCCCTGGTCGGTGGATGGTTCCCAAACGATTTTAACCTGTCATCCGCACACAGTAGTATTTTGACACGTTCCCTTTATGATGGTGTTCTGGAAATTATTAATGATCCAGTAGAATATACGTGGAGTGAGATATTTCCAAACATTGATTTAAGTAAAAAGACAAGTAATGCAAAAGAAACAACTGTAAATCTTGAAAGAAATGGTCGTTTCAAAACATGGACATTTAGATCAATTGATGGTTCTTTGACTGGTGCTACACGTTGTAACAGATTTCTTACAGCGGATGACCTTGTGTCTGGTATCGAAGAAGCATTGAATAAGAGCCGACTTGATACATTATGGACGAAAGTAGTAAATGATCTTCGCTCACGTAGACTTGAGGGATGCAAGGAATTTTATATAGCTACAAGATGGTCGGTACATGACCCTATAGGAAAACTACAGCAATTATATGAAGGGAATCCGAGGGCTAGATTTATTGCAATACCGGCATTAACAGATGATGGAAAAAGCAACTTCTTATTTACAGTAAATGGTTTTTCGAAAAAATATTTTAATGATGCAAAGGAATCAATGGACGAGATTTCTTTTAACTGTTTGTATCAGCAGAAACCAGTAGAGCGTGAAGGATTACTTTTACCACCAGATAAATTGAAAAGATTTTTCTTTGATAGAGAAGATGTTCCAGATGGCTGTACAGATGAATATGTAGTTATGCCAAAAAGAGAGCCGGATGCTATATGGGCTGTATGCGATACAAAGGATAAGGGAACCGACTTTGAATCACTTCCAATTGCATATCAATACGGAGATAAGTTTTTTATTCCAGATGTTGTATTTGATGATTCAACAGATTATGACATATTGGATAAGAAAACAGCTGATATTTTGATTAAACACAATCCTCACATGATTCGCTTTGAATCAAATAATGTGGGAGGGCGTGTTGCACATAATATTCAAAAATTGATTGATGGAAAATGCAGAGCGAAAATCGAACCAAGATTTACACAATCCAATAAGGAAACCAAAATTCTTGTAAACTCAAATTATATTATCAATAATTTCTATTTTTTGCATCAAAGTCAGTATAAACCAAAATCAGATTACGGATTGTTCATGGCAAATGTAACAACTTATACAACAAGAGCAAAAGTGCCACATGATGATGGGCCAGACAGTTTAGCAATGATGTCCGAGTACGTTCAGAATCCATTAGGAGGAACCGCAACAGCAACACAGAATCCACTTTGGGGAAGGAGATAGAGTATGATGACTACAGCTCAATATTTACGACAGATTGAAAATTATGATAACAGAATCAAAAACAAGCTTATCGAAGAAGAACAGCTCAGTTCTCTTTCCACAAGTGTATCTGCAATTCCAGTCGGGGAAAAGGTGCAAACTTCTGTAAAACGTGATCCGATGGGAGATATGATTGCAAAGATATTTGATCTGCGAGAAGAGATTTCAGAAATGATATCTGAATTTTTACAAAAAAGACAAGAAATAGTTCGAACTATAGAACAGGTTGAAGACCCGTTGCTATACGACATACTATTTAAGCATTATGTTGAGTACAAATCTTTGGTTCGCATTGCAGATGAGATGGGTTATTCAGAGATTCACATTAAAAAAAAGCATTTAAAAGCCATAGCAGAAATAAAAAAGATAAAAGGTTTTGAAAGATGATACCGAAGTATACTGAATGATACCGCCAATATGTGTAAAATATAAAGTAGAGCATTGGATTGAAATATCCAGTGCTTTTTATTTTGCAGAAAGGATGGTTCAGCTCGTGAGAAATACAATGAATTTTGTAGATTTATGCCGAGGTGAGTTCGGGCGAAAAGTAGCCTACACAGGTGTTGACCGAATCACTCCACAAAATGTAGTAAAAGTAGTATCAGATACAATTGGCATACATAATAGAAACCGAACATTGATTGATTACTTGTATCGGTACATGAAAGGCGATCAGCCGATATTATACCGAAATAAAATAGTCCGTCCAGAAGTTAATAATAGAGTGGTAGAAAATCACGCATTTGAAACTGTAAAATTTAAAGCTGGACAGATTTGTGGAGAGCCAATCCAGTATGTATGCAAAAAGAAAAATGCAGATGAAAAAATAAATGAGCAAGTTGACCTTTTAAATGATTATCTGGATGAAGCCAATGCAGATGCAAGAAACATCCAAAGGGCAATATACCAGAGCGCAACAGGAACTTCATATAAGGCTATTCTGAAAGAAGAGGACTGGACAAAAAACGGAGATTTACCACCGTTTAGAATCTTCATTCCATATCCAGGTGATTGTTACATTGTATACTCACAGAGAAATGGGAAACCAATGCTTTCCGTGCAGATTTTAAAAGATGAAGATGAACAGCAATATTATTTATGTTATTCAAAGAACCAGTTTTTTGAAATCAAGAATGGAAAAGTAACCAACTACGGCATCAATGGTTTTGGCGGGATTCCTATCGTTGAATGTCCGAATAATCACGACAGACTTTCAGATGTTGAAATTGCAATCACCTTATTTGATGCAATTAATAAATATCAGTCTGATAGATTAAATGGCGTTGAACAGTTTGTGCAAGCCTTTATGAAGTTTAAGAACTGCGAGGTAGATGAAAACGAGTTTTTGAAAATGGTAAAACTTGGTGCTATCTCTGTTAAAGATACTGGAAATGGCTGTCAGTCAGATGTTGAACTGATGACCGCTGAACTGAATCAATCAGAGAGCCAGGTTGCAAAGGACGATATCTACAATAATATGCTGATTGTGGAAGCAATGCCAAACCGCCAAAGCAATAGCGGAGGAGATACAGGAAATGCCGTATACCTTCGTAATGGATGGGACTTCGCAGAGAGAGATGCAAAATTGGTAGAAGCATTCACGAAGGAAGCTGAAAAGGAATCTGCCAGAATCATTCTGAATATTATTCGCGGCACATCAAATGATGTTAATATCTCAACGCGAGATTTCGATGTAAAGATAACCAGAAACCCGACAGACAATATGCTTGTAAAAGCACAGGCACTTGATTATCTGTTCAAAAATAAAATTCATCCGCTTATTGCACTGATTACTTGTGGGCTATTTAGTGATCCACAGAAAGTTTATGAAATGAGCCTTCCTTATCTCGGAACAATTTATCCAGAACTGGCAGACCCAAAAGCAGAAGTGCAGAAAGCACAGCAATTACTTGACGGAAAGTTTCAAAATCCGTCCAAAACAGAACCAATGGAAAATTCTCCATCTAACGAAGAATGAACCAAATTTCGATTATTTAAGGAGTTTTAGAGAAATCTAAGGCTTCTTTTTTAATACCCAAAATCAAATAAATTGCAACAGCCCGTGAGCGTAAATCGGGTACAGACCATGTGCGGAGCGAACCGTGTTGAAAAAGCGTATTGGACTGGAAGAAAGGAGATTTCAATGACAAGAGAACAGGCAAAACAGGCACTTATCGGTATGGGAGTTGCAGAACCTTCCGAGGAACAGGTTTCTAAGCTTCTTGATTCTATTTCTGCTGAAACTAAGAAAGAGAAAGACAAAAATGTTTCTCTGAAGGAAAAAGCTGAAAAAGCAGATTCCCTGGAAAAAGAGTTGGAAGAGTTGAAAAAGCAGAACATGACCGAAGCAGAACGGCTAGAAGCTGAACGCAAGAAAGAAAAGGAAGCAGTGGATAAGGAGTTAGCTGATTTGAAAGCTGCGCTTGCAGAATCCAACAAAAAAGCCCTTACCAGTGAAATTACTTCTATGTTCGCAAATGCAGGACTTTCAACCGAAACATACGCGAGTGCTATTAAAGCATACGCATCTGCACCGTATGAGAAACCAGAAGATGCAATGAAAGAAGTCGAAACTTTTGTTAAGGGAGTTTCCGCAGAAAATAAAGCAACACTTGATACCGCAAAAGCCGCATGGGAGAAAGAAGCTCTTGAAAATACTCCGAATCCCGGAGGTGGTAGCGGTGGAAAAACTACAGTAAAAAGTGATGCTGCTGAATTTGCAAAAGCTTACTCAGCAAAAATGAACCAGGAAACCAAATCAGCGGACGATAACGCCCCTGTAAATATTTAAGTAAAGGAGATATAAAAATGGCTTTTATGAAAACAGAGCAGTATGAGTCCACTCCAAATATTCTCGAATCCGAGGTTGGGCTTGTACTTAAAACCTACACAGCAGATCAGACGAATGCTGAAACAGTTGGAACTAAGAAAATTATTAAAGCAGGTTCCGTATACCCAACAAATGCGACAGGTGCAATCGGCATTGTATTTGAAGATGTTGATATGACAGATGATGCTAAGAGACCAATTTCTGTGATTGTTGCAGGCCGTGTTCTCGAAAAGAGACTTCCAGTAACAGTTGACACTACTGCAAAAACAGAGCTTGAAAAAACTGGAATTGTTTTTGTAGTCACAGAAGACCCAGTATTTTAAGGAGGTATGACAAATGCCATTTAATGTATTAGAAACAATCACAGAGGAAGAGAGACTTAATTTCTCCCAGAGTTTTGATGTAAAAAGACCCGGCATCCTCGGTACCATTTTCCCGGATACAAAAACCCAGTATCTGAAAGCAGAGTATTACAGACTTATGGCTGGACAGCGACTGCCAGAGGTAGCTTTTGTTCACGCACTTGATACCGAAGCAGAAATCGGTTCCAGACCTGGCTTTGAAAAGGTATTGACCGAGAAGCTTTTCATCAAGAGGAAAATCAATCAGTCTGAGAGATTACAGCAAGCTATTGAAAATGGTGTTCCAGATGACAATAATCTCAAAAAATTTGTATTTGACGATGCAGCCAATCTTTTTGAGGGCGTAGTAGCAAGGGCGAATGTAATGAAAGGCCAGTTCCTTTCCACTGGTATTGTAAAAATTAAGGAAAATCATGTGGATATGAGCATTGATTACGGCGTTACATCTGATGCAAAAGTAACACTTACTGATTGGTCTAAGCCAGACGCAGATATCATGGGCGATATCTCAAAAATGGTATCCATTGCAGAAGATAACGGATATGTGGTAAACAAAGCTCTTACTTCTCTTAAGATGATTAATTACATGCGGAACAATACTGCAATGCAGACCGCGGTTCTTGGAGCTGCAAACAAACGTCTTCTGACAAAACAGGAGCTTACAAATCTGCTTATGCAGGAGTACGGATTCACAATTGATCGTTGTGATGAAAAATATCGTTACAGAAAAGCAGACGGAACTCTGAAAACTGGAAGATACTTCAAAGAAGATGTGTTTACTCTGTATGAATCAAATGCAAATGGTTCCTTTGGTTCCGGTCTTTGGGGCGTAACTCCAGAAGAACTTGAATACAGACAGTTTATCCAGGAAGAGAATCGTTCCTTTGTTACTCTTTCCATGTGGGCTACACCAGACCCAGTTGCAGTATGGACAAAAGCATCCGGTATGTTTGTTCCTGTTGCACCAAAAGCTAACGGCGGTATCGTTATCGGTACCAAGGCGGGGGAATAACCGGGCATAGTCTCGATGAAAACAGCCAGTCACCATCTGTAGCAAGTGTGAATGATACATCAACACACAAGTATACAGAAAACGAGTTGTCTAATATGACTGTATCTCAGTTAAGACAACTTGCAAGTGATAACGGCTATGCCCTAGCAGCAACTAATAAGGCTGGAATAATATCAGAGATTTTATCTCAGCAAAGGTAGGTGATTAAATGGACGAACAGCTTATAGAGGACTTGACAAATTATCTTGAAGATGATGCAGAAACTGCGAGGATGATTCCTCTTTCGGCAAAGAGGGCTATTCGTTCATTTAAGAAGAAAAGGAATTATCCTTCATCTTACAGTGATGAGAAAATAAATTCCGATATGGAAAACTGCTATGATTGCATATTTGATTTGGCTCTTTTCTTCCTGGTGAAACAGGGAGCTGAATTTCAAGAATCACATTCCGAATCTTCTGTAAACAGAAATTGGACTTCTGAAACTGAAATATATGTAAATCATGGTGTTTTTCCATTTATCGGATTCTAAGATGGTGTGTGCGTGATACGTCAATCCTCCCACGTATCGCAGGGGTGCTTCAAATTAGGTGGGTAGAAGCAATATCTAAAAAATGGGAGTGATGGAAAGGAATAGCGATGGGATGTGAACACGAGTGTATCAACGAACACCGCTTGAAAGAATTGGAAAGTGCCGTCCATGAGATGAAAGAAAAGCATTCCAAAAGGGATGGAGTTTTTTTTGAACGTATCAATGCTTTGGAACAGAAAATTGCTTTATACAACAATGACCTGGGACACATTAAGGATACAGTTGACGAAATGAACGACAATTTAAAATCACTCATGGAAAAGCCAGGAAAGTTACAGGACAAAATAATTGCTTATGTCATAACTGGCATAATTGGTATTGTTTTAGGCTTTGCCCTAAAAGGCATTTTCCCGGTGTAAATATTGATTCCACTAACAGGGAGGACAGTGGAATGGATGATTATAAAGACTTTTCAGAAGATGAAAGAATCTTCTATTTGCGTGAAGCTGGATTTGATTCCAGAGAAAAGGAGTTATTCCGATTGCGTGTCTATGAAGAAAAAACGCTTGCAGAAGCTTCAGAAATCATGGGCTACAGCACGAGAACCGTAGACCGCATAAACAGAAAATTAAAAAAGAAAATTATGAAAGTTGCCCCGATGTATTGTCGGGGCTTTTCTTTGTATTAATAGAAAATGGCGTATTTATGGCGTTATCATGGCGTGTTAATCAACCTCTTATTATTGTAAAATATAGTTATAAAAACAAGGGAGGTTTGAGATATGCAGTATGGTAATCCGTATTTTGCACAACCATTTCAACAAATACAGCCGTATCAAGATAGATTAGCACAATTACAGAATAGTTATCAGCAGGCAATGCCATACGGGCAGGCGCAGATTCAGCAACCAATACAACAAATGCCACAAGTACCACAAATCCCCATGTTGCAAGGACAGATGGTCGATGGTATTGATACCGTAAAGGCAAAAGACGTAGATATGTCTGGAAACCCTGTTTATTATCCAAAAACAGATGGAACAGAAATATATAGAAAACAATTACAGGCAGATGGAAGAAGTAGAATTTTTGTTTATCGACTTATAAATCCGGAAGAACAACAGCAACCAAAGGCAGAAGAAAAACCAATTGACATAGAAGCTATGTTTAATCAGCTTCGGAACGATGTTTGTTCTGAGATTTCCGAAATAAAGAGTATGTTTCCGACACAAATGTCGGGAACACCGGAACTCAAGCAGAATGGAGGTAAACAGAGATGAATTTTAGTCCAAACGCCATGATGAAAAAGCAATTTGAGAAAATGATTACTCAGAGGTTCGGAAGTGTTGATAACATGATAAACGATATGAGTAAATTTGCAGGGAATAATCCAACATTAAAAAATGCGTTGGATTTATACAAAAAAGGTGATACAGACCAGTTGCATCAAATACAGCAAAATGTATTTAATGAAAAACACTTATCACCAGATGGAATTATACAGAAATTCCTTGGATTATAACACTTCCCCATAATTGGGTGATTAAGAATCGCTACAATTTGGGACGACAGCCGCGGATGTCTCCTATTGTAAATAAAATTTAAGGAGACTAAAAACATGATGAATGGTTCAAATTACAGCCTTAGCGACATTGCAGCTGCTACAGGCTCTAATAACCGTGCCAATGATATGTGGGGCGGTGATGGCTTTTCACTTATCTGGCTCGTCCTAATCTTCGCAATCTTCGGCTGGGGAGGTTTTGGCGGCTGGGGCGGCGGCTTTGGTGGTAACGGTGGAAACGGTGCGAACGGTGCCGGCTTCCAAGGATGGGCTACCCGTTCAGATATTAATGAGGAATTCGCCCTTAATGATATTCAGAATGGTATCAGAGGTATTCAGCAGGGTATCTGTGACAGCACATATTCTCTTAACAATACCATGCAGAGTGGCTTTAATGGTATGAATGTCGGAATGCTTCAAGGCTTTAATGGCGTTCAGCAGGCAATCAATGCTGATACTGTAGCCGGTATGCAGAATACCAACGCATTACAGTCTCAGTTAGCAAATTGTTGTTGCGAAACAAGAGAAGCAATCCAGGGCATCAATTATAACCTTGCCACTAACACTTGTGCTCTCCAGAACACAATGAACAACAACACAAGAGACCTTCTGGAAAACCAGAACAGCAACACAAGAGCAATCCTTGACTTCCTGACTAACGATAAGATTGCAACATTACAGGCAGAGAACTCTGATCTGAAACGTGCTGCATCCCAGGATCGCCAGTCTGCATTGCTTACAACAGAGATGTACGCACAGGCTCAGAGATTAATCAATGCAATCAACCCGGCTCCGATTCCTGCATTCCAGGTTCCAGCTCCATATGCATACGCAGGATGTAATACATATGGTAACGGTTGTTGCTAAGTAACTCACCCTTAGAGGTTGACTAAATTCTAAGAGGTGGGTTGCGGCTCACCTCTTATTTTGATTGAGAGGTAGAAATATGAGTTGTAAAAATGTTTGTAAGCTCTGCAACCGTCTTGTAATAAGCCAAGCTGTTGCGTTTACAGGAGGTAATCTTGTAATCACACTCCCAGCAGGCAGTTACAACAATGGAGAGAAATATTGTATTGTTGTTGCACAAAGTATACCAGAAGCCACTACAATTACTGCTCCGGTAATGATTCAGATAGGAACAGGAACAACTTTGTATCCGCTAGAAAATCGTTGCTGTGCACAGATTACGGCTTGTGGAATAAGAACCAGAACGAAGTACGCAACCAGAGTAGCTACAAGTGCAACTGGCGGAGTATTCAAGATGTTAGGAAATCCGGCTTGTAGTCCGAGCAACAATTTGAAAGCAATTAATGGTACAGCCCCAACGACAGAAGCACCTGTTACGCAGGCTGTTAGAAAGGGGGCACTGTAATGCATAAAGTTGCAATGGAAATGGGAAAATGGGCTATGGAAAAAGCAAAAACACATGGCTTTGATAATCTCAGCGCTCAAGACTGGGACGATCTGAAAGACTGCATGGAAGCGGTTAAATGTGCAATTTGCGCTGACAAAGATTATCGTATTGTAGAAGCCATGGATGAATGCGAACAGGAAGAAAAGTATCTTGGACGCATGGGATATGACCGTTACCGCTATTCAAATGGGCGTTTCGCTCCAAAAGGTAGGGGAACCAGAAAAGGATATAGACCATATCTGTATATGCAGGATGACGACTGGATGGATGAGTATTTAAACAATCCAGAATTTGAGCGCAACATGTACCGCATGGGATATCATCCAGACCGTAGTGATATGGAAATGGGTGACATGAATCGGAAGAAATCCAGATATGGCGAATCCTATGATAGATATGATGAGAATCGTAGGCACTATCATGATTCTAAAGACACGGAATCCAAAAGAAAAATGGATGATTCCATGAAGGAGTACACATCTGACATTATCCGTAATCTTACAGAGATGTGGTCAGATGCAGACGCAACGCTCAGACAGTCGATGAAAGCTGACCTGACCAGACTTGTACAGCAGATGAACTAGAGCAATAAATGAATTAAGTCCTTGTCGCAAATTAATGCGGCAGGGGCTTTTTTCGTAGAAAGGATGGTGAGAAACCATGCTGAAACAATTCTATATGAATGGGGACTTATGGAGAGTACGCTTTGTTTTTCCCAATGATAATGTTTTGATTGACCGTACAGAGCAGAGGACACTTGCTGTATCTGATTACTCCACAATGACAATTTCTATTGCAAACAACCTACATGGCGAACTTCTAAATCGTGTATTTATCCACGAATTAGGGCATTGCGTGATGTTCAGCTATGGTTTACTATCAGAGCTTCACCGTATGGTTAAGAAACGATATTGGGTGGATGCAGAGGAGTTTGTATGCAATATTCTGGCAGACTATGGACAGTTTGTTATTGGCACAGCCAGAGATATTTTAGGAAACCAGTTCACATATGTAGCTCCCATTGGGGCAGAAAGGATGATTGCGTAAATGGCAAAAGCAGAAAACACAATTATTTTTGATGGCATTCAGTATAATCCCGGTGATGAATTGCCGGATTTAGGCAGTTGGGTATGTACAGATGCAAAAGGCATGGTTCGTGATTACGAGGGACTTTCAAAAGATGTATCAAAGCTCCCACATTATGTACAGAGCGGTTCTTCGGCGTTGTGCCTTGATACCTCTGAATTATACGAGTATCACAAACCTACAGACACATGGTACAGGTTGTAAAGGAGAAGCGTATGGCATTAACAGCAAAAAAAGTATATGCAATATTAAAACGCCAGATTTCCGATATGGAATCACAACTGAATCATCCAGTTAGATATAAAGGAACAGTCGCTACAGCAGATTTACTCCCACTAAATCCAGCTATTGGTGACATGTACAATATTGAACAGAAATCAATATATGGCGAAGCAGGAATGAATGTTGCGTGGAACGGAGTAGTATGGGATACCATGGGCGCTCCGATTGATATGTCACTTTACATTAAAACGAACGAATTGGCAGATTGGGCAAAACAGCAGAATAAGCCAACATATACAGCGGATGAAGTTGGGGCACTGCCAGATACTACATTAGTTCCTAGTAAAACAAGTGAACTGCAAAATGATTCAGGATTTCTTTCCGGAACAGATAAGACCCTGAGCGTTTCCGGAAAGGCCGCAGATGCCAAGACCGTAGGCGATAAACTGAATAAAATAACTGAAATTCTAAATGCAAACGAGATAAATATTGAAAATGCATTATCCAATTATTTTGCGCTCAGAAGAACCGGGAAAGTGTTTACCACAAAAATCTATAAATACGAAACATCCACAAGTCCAATCGGTGTGAAAATGAATGCCAACGAGAACATGGTCGCAGAGCCATCTGTAGGCAGGAAAGAGGGCAGGGATGATTACGATCAGTATGGTTTATTCCATCATTTTACCTGCAATTTTTCCGTGGACGAGGACGGATTTAACCATGTAGACGTTTTGGAGGGACAAACCGGATTTTCGAAATATGGGAAAGTGCAGGTAGGAGAAGTTACGATGAGCGCATGGTTTGGCATCGAAGATACAGAAGAAGCAATCCTCTATCATTATTCTGATGCCCAAACAGAACTGACACCGTATCCGATGAAAGAATCCATCAATCCGGACGGAACGATCAGCCCATTTATGATCCATGCCAAGTATGCGGCAGGAGATATTGATGGGGTACCATATTCGTCTAAAGGGCTAGCACCAGCCAATGGTGGCCAAGCGATGCAGGCTAGAAATCCGGTCAGTTATACCGGAATGATTGCTTACATGCACAAACTTGGTAAACATTATTGCGGCACAACGAGTTGGGATCTGTTTTACAGGCAGCTTATGATGATCATCAAATACGCAACCACACACAGCCAGAGTGTTATGGCTGGATGCACCTCATACAACAACCAGGATCGGAATCTGGTAGAAGAAACCGGAGTAATGAGAGTTGTGCTGACAAAAGCACAGGCGAATTTCTACCCCGTTGGCTCCTACGTTTCTATTGGTGATATCGGAGCCAATACAAACAGATACCGATACTACGAATACATGCACAACAAAGCTTATAGTGTTAAAGTTGTAAAAACCGAGGATGTAGATGAGAGCAATACAGCGGTATATGTGGATGCATCGGAACCGTTTGACACAACACTAACCACATGGATATCATCAATGCTGTGGCGTAGTGGAGTGACAGATGAGGTAGCTGGTTCTGACGGATCGCCAAACAGCAACACCAGTGGAAAATACCCGTACAAAATTCAGGGTATCGAGACCTGCATCGGAGCCTACGAAGTCCTCGGAAACGTAGTCATGGATATTGTTACAGGTGTAGATGGGAATCCGGCCAGAGATGTCTACGTATGCGAAGATGCAAGTACACTAACGAGTGATATTACAACGATACGCGAAAGCTATAAAAAGGCTATCGCACAGGTAGCGTACACAAATGCATCCTGGGAATATATCACAGGAGAAACAACAGACCCAAACCTCGGAATTATGATACCTACGAAAGTAGGTGGAGGAACATCGACTGGATTTGCTGATGGAGTGTATACAGACACAAGTGCATCCGGACAGAGAGAATGGCTTTCGCTGGGCAATTTGAACGATGGCGGGCATGCTGGCCTCTGGGTTCTCCATGCGGGCAATGGCTTGACGAGCACGGGCTGGAGTATCGTCTCTGGCGTTTCTCCAAACGGCACCAGGGGTGAATGGCAGGCGACCGCCTGACAGATGGGCTTTCCCCTTATAAATAAATAACGGACTTGTAACGCTAAACGGGCGGTTTCCTTTCGGCTTTCGCTGGGCAATTTGAACAATGGCGGGAATGCTGGCCTCTGGATTCTCAATGCGAACAATGGCTTGACGAACACGAACTGGAATATCGTCTCTGGATTTTCTTGAAAATATTTGGATTCAGCGTTACATTTCGCTCCGCAGGAACGGAGTCACCTGAAAGCAGGTGCGTGGGGCATACCCCCAAAATACGATTGAAGCCACATCGCCCAGCTGGGAACCAAGAAACCTGACTGGACGGACACATGGCGCAGTAGGCCGTGGTGTGGAGTGAGTAGAAAAACCGAAAACTCCTGTATCAAGAAACGAGGATAGAAATTGAAACGATATTGTAAAAATATACAACTTGATAAAGATTGGATTATAGCCTGTATGCTGGAATGTTTTTCAGACAAATGGAAACGGCGTGACGTGGCAGGATTCCTGGCTGGATATCAGACCGGAAAACCGATGTCAGTCAGGGCTGTAAGCGGATTAATCCAGGAAAATAGAGGCAACGTGAACCTATTACTGGAAAGAGCAGCGGAAAACCTGACAAGGGAAATTAAAGAGCGTGATGTTCATTTCCCGGAAATACACTACTCCATGAGATATGATGGGAACTCTGGAAAACTCAGAGAGATAGGCGTGGAGAGCATAAAACAGCAGATTTACAACTATGTGGCTGTCAATGCTCTAAAAGAATTATTTGAAAGAAAGATAGGGAAATATCAATGTGCCAGTGTACCAGGGCGTGGCCAGGTATATGGAAAGAATGCAATAGAAAAATGGATACGGAAGAACCCGGATAAAACAAGAGCAGGAGCCAAAGCAGATGTGCGGCATTGTTATCCATCCATTAACACAGTAAAACTCATGAGTTTTCTGAGAAAGCAGGTTAAAAATGACGACCTGCTTTATTTGGTGGAGAAATTGATATCATCATACAAACAAGGGCTATCCATCGGCTCTTATCTGAGCCAGTGGTTATGCAATTACTATCTTAGTTTTGCCTATCATTATGCACAGCAAAAATTCTTTAAGGTGCAGAAAAGACGGGGACAAGAGAAGCGGACAAGATTGTTTTACAAAATTATCTTTTATATGGATGACATTTTAATTTTGGGATCACGAAAAGCAGACGTCAAAAAGGCCATGCTCATGCTGATTCGATTTCTTAGAGATGAGCTGGGCCTGGAGATAAAACCGAACTGGAAACTGTTCCAGGTTGACTATATCGGCAAAGACGGAAAGCATCATGGAGATTGCATTGATATGATGGGCTACAAAATATACAGAGATCACACAGAAGTTCGCCGGAGTATATTCATCAGGGCAAGACGGGCATATCTGAGATTAAGAAAACAAATACAGCACCATATGGAGATACCAATAGATCTGGCATGCCGTTGTGTTTCGTATTTTGGCTGGTTCAAAAATTCAGATTCCGATCACTTCAAAGGGAAGTATGGAATAGAACAACTAATGAAATACGCAAAAAGGAGGGTAAGCATTGAAAGCAAGATTCACAACAGAACAGCCAGTGTTCAGCTGGCAACCGCTTGATAACGGAATGGTTGATGTGACAATATGCCTTAACGGGAAGGAAGTCACAGAAGAAAACCAGCAGATGCTGGAAAAAGAACAGTATATTACTGCAACAGATACGTTCTGGGAGTATGATTTTCACCAATTCCGGGAAAAAGCGGAAGACATAAACCGTGAAGCTGTGGAAAAGAACCCAGAAAAATATCTGGAATATGAACCACAGAAAGAAAAGACATTGGAGCAAAAGGTTCAGGAACAGGAGGAAACGATCAAGATGTTGACTTCCTGCCTGCTGGAAATGTCAGAGGCAGTTTATGCGTAAATTATTAATCAATTTATTTTTACTAAGCATAGGAAAGGATGGTATTAGAATGATGGCAATGTTATGGGCACAGGAAATTATGAATCAGGAAACAGTAGAGGGCGCAAAGAAAATGTATGCAAGGGTTCCACGTCTCTTAAAAGAAAAGGTGAAGGATATTCTGATTCAATCTGGAATGAAGGAAATCACTGAATAAATGACAAATTTACAGATTATATAAGCAGGTAATTTCTATGAGAGGATTAGTCCGTCAAAAACAAAAAGTATATTGGTCACGAATATCCGAAAAGACAGAAGGATTAGACCGAATTAAGGTTTATGAGAAACCAGCTTTGTACTCTTTTTCCGTATCATCTACAGCCGGAACACCGGAAGAAATCGCAGCCGGAATAGTGCCAGATTATGACAGATACATTACAAGCTTTAATCGAAATTTTCACCCACAGGAAGCAGATATATTTTGGATAGACAGAATCCCACAAATAAGCGAGGATGGAAGCCTTATTTTGGACGAAAATGGAGAACCTACAGTATTGCCAGATTATGTACTAAAGAAGATTTTAGATACAAAAAAAGGCAATATTGCCAGATATGGAATTTCTAAGAGAGGAAACGAGGATGGGTAAGACAATAAAATGCGACTTATCAACGAAATCTATTCAAAATGCCCTCAAAAAATTAAAAGCTTACCAAAATGAACTACAGAGGAAAAATGAGATTTTTGTAAAACGATTGTCTGAAATCGGGTTGGATGTTATTCAAACGACCATGGAGTCAATCCCGGATGAAGAAAAAGGCTCTTACTATACAGAAATCATTAATGATCAAAACGGAAATATCGTCGGGGCTTCTGTTAGACTATCTGGTGAAAAAGTGTTGTTCATTGAATTTTCAGCAGGAATAACATACGGTATAAATGATTATCCTTTATCTAGTGGAAATTCTTACGGAATGGGAACATATCCTTCCAAAAAAGAAAAATCAGACTGGGACAATCCAAACGGCTGGTGGTACACAGACGAAAGCGGACGACCGCACCATTCATATGGAAATAGAGCGTACATGCCTATGTATCACGCAGAACAAGCCATTATTATTGCCGTTCGTAAAATTGCTAAAGAAGTGTTCTCTTCTTAAAGAAGATACCATAATATACTGAAAGATACTAAACAATTATGTTATCATTACAGTGTTAAATTGTAGCATAACATGCAATGCATTCACTATAAAGGTGAGTGCATTTTTTTATTGTGAGGTGACAGATATGCCGGACACAATAGAATCCCCTGTATTGGAAGTTTTTTCAAGGTGGGGAGCGGCTGTTTCTAAGATTACTGGCGCAGACAATTATTCCATGGACGGAAGTGAAACAAATGCTTCTGGTAAAAAGGCATATGCACAGCTTTATATGCTTGGAAATCCAATTACGAGAGGTGACCTTGAAGGGGATGAATGTGCAACAATGCCATCATTTCAAGTAAATTGTTTCACATCTGGTAGCAAAGCATTAACCAGAGTGTATGAATTGGACAAGATAAGTCACAAAGCTATGGTGAGCATGGGATTCCGTCGTACATATGGACCGGAGCTTATGTTTTTTGGTGACAGTGGAATCAAAAAGCTTGTAAGCCGATACAGCCGAATATATACAGGAACTTTATTAGATTAGGAGCAGAAATGCTTCTATTTTTTTACCCAAAAAATATGAAAGGAGAACATCGAAAAATGAAAGCAGACAAACTACTTTGGCTGAAAGCAGCAGGAATTAGAGCCGTAAAAACAGTCGCACAAACAGCAATAGCAACCATTGGAACCGCAACTGTAATCGGCAGTGTCGACTGGAAAATGGTTTTATCCGCATCTTTACTCTCTGGCTTTTTATCTCTGCTTACATCTGTAGCAGGATTACCGGAACTGAAAACAGACAAAGAAGAGTAGAAAGGCGGTGATCCGCTATCTCCCGGCACAGGGTTACGTGCATAAAAATTAAATTAAAGAAAGGAGCCTATTAAAATGGCAGATTTAACAACACTTGGCGTAACTTTTCATTACGGTGTTGAAACCGTTAAAGGAACGAAGCCAACTGCATTCACCTGGTTAAAAAGATGTAGTTCCATTGGTGGAATTTCTCTTGATACAGAACAGATTGACGTATCCGCACTCGAAGACTTCATTACACAGTACGCATCTGGTAGACAGGATACTGGTGGTACTTGGGATGTAACCTTCAATCTTAACGCTGATGTTATCACAGCATTAAAGAAGCTTATGACTGATACGGCAACAGGAAAGACAAAAGGATTTAGAGTTTGGTTTGAAGTTGTATTTCCAGACCTCGAAGATGCATTCTTTGTTATCGCAGACCCTGGAAAAAATATTCCACTGTCTGACATTGGGCAGAATGAAGCAGCAACAATTCCGCTGTCTCTCATTATTCAGGAATACAAAGGTCTTGATACAAAAGTTGTTTCCGAAGAGCTTGCACAGGCTTTAGACACCGCAAAAGCAGTAGCAGATTCCACAGGCGCAATGGCACTCAGCTAATAAATATATCTGGAGGATTATAAAATGGTAACTTTTAATGTACATGGAAAAGAATATAAGGTTGTATTTGGATATGGACTTCTTACAAAAACAGATGTGCTGGACAAGGTACAGGGGATTACAGATGGAAAAGAGAGAAGCCTTCAGAAGATGATTTCTCTTCTCCCAGAACTGCTTCTTGCCGGACTTCAAAAGAAGCACAAGGAAGAGTTTGGGTATGAAAGTGATTCTGAAAAAGAAGCTGCTCTTGATAAAGTCTGTGACCTTTTGGATGATTACGAAGATGAAGGAACTGAGGAAAATCCAAAAAACGGATTTGATTTATACCAACTTCTTGACAAAGAATTGGAGAAAAACGGTTTTTTATCCGGTCTGCTGAATGCAGTAGCAGAAGCACAGGCAGTGGAGAAGAATGCAACGAAGCTTCCGCAGGATCACAAAAAGAAAAATTAACTTTTCGAGAAGCTGTTTACCAAGAGATTCTTCCTTTATACCTCTCTATTGGCGTATCTAAAGAAGAATTTATGGATTCCACCCCAACAGAGTTAAAGCCTTATCTCGAAGCTGAAAAGATACGGCAAAAAAGAAAAGACGCTGAGCTTTGGCAAGCGGGCATTTATGAAACATCAGCCACATTCACAGCTGTTGCAAATGCTTTAATGGGGAAAAAATCCAAAGCAGAGTATTTGAAGAAACCTTTACTGGAATCAGCAGAGGAAGAAAAGCGTAAACAGGAAGGCATACTTTCCGAAGAAGAAAAGAAAAAACAGAGAAACGCACTTTTGGCAAGCTTGCAACTCATGCAGGCGAACTTTGAGCTTAACCATGAAAAGGGCAGGCAGGATGAATAAGTCTTGTCTGCCCTTTATTTTTTTGATTAAAAGGAGGTGTTTTTATGGCTGATAATACCATAGATACCCTTGATATACAAATTAGCAGTAGTACAGAAAAAGCAGTACGTGCGCTGACTAATCTTTCAAATAAACTCACAGAAGTTAATTCCGCATTAAGCGGAGTTAATACAAACGGATTACGTAGTTGTGTAAGGGAACTTGGAAAGCTAAAAGAACTTGATATAGGGAAAATGACAAGCATTGCTGATGGAATTGGAAAATTCTCAAATTCCATAAAGACAATGGGTGGAGTAGATTATAAAGGTTCTGGTCTGAATGCAGTTATCAACTCAATCAACAGGCTTAGCCAGGTTGATGTTAGTGGATTTGATTCTGGAAAACTTGGAGAAATAATCCATAAATTAAGCAATTTGGCAGAGATTCCAGATGTATCTTCCGGTGTTAATCGTTTTGTTAATTCAATGGCTAGATTAGCCAATTCCGGTGAATATATTGCGAATGTATCAGCTGAATTACCTGCATTGGGAAGTAACTTGAAATTTATCACAGAAAGCTTTATTGGTGTTGATGGAATTTCAGATTCCGTAAATAGGTTTGTTCAGTCAATTGCACAATTGGCAAGCGCTGGGAATAAAATCGGGCAAACATCAAGCCAACTTGGAACACTAGCGAATGAAGTATTGTCGTTCTTCAATGTAATGAAAACTGCGCCAAGAATCAGCGAAAATACAATAAGAATGACAGAAGCTTTGGCACAGTTAGCTACTGCAAGTGGAAAAATAAATAAAGCCACAAATTCTCTTTCGAATTCATTTTCGAGATTATCAAATTCCACAAACGGACTTGGAAATGCTGGGAAAAAGTTATCATCCATGATTGGAGCTGCTAGTTCTGCTTTAACTGGATTTGGAAATAATGCAAACGTAACTTCAAAAAAAGTTGGTTCATTAACTTCACAACTTGCCGGATTATATGCGAAATTCTTCACGGTGACAAGAGGAATTAAAGCACTTTGGAATTCTGTAAATTCTGCATCAGATTATGTTGAAACACTTAATTATTTTAATTCTGCGTTCGATCAAGTTACTGATGGATTAGATATCAGCAAATGGCAGAATGCAGGAGTAAAATCCGCAGAGGAATATGTCGGTTCCTTTGAAAAGCGTGCAAAAGAGCTGACAAAAAAAATGACCGGATTTGAAGTATCAGATGCAGGTGATCTGACTAGAACAAAAGGCGTGAGCCTTGGACTTGATCCAAAACAAACGATGAACTATCAAGCTACTTATGCACAGATGGCGTCATCAATGGGGGCAACAGCAGATGCATCAACTAAGGTTTCACAAGCTTTAACAGAAATCGGAGCAGACCTTGCTTCTGTAAAAAATCTTGAATTCAACGATGTTTGGAATGATATGGCTTCTGGCATAACCGGAATGAGCAGGGCACTTGATAAATATGGTATTAATATCCGTGTAGCAAATTTACAACAGGAACTTTATAATCTTGGAATTGACGCTACTGTATCAAGTCTAAGCCAGTCAGATAAAGCTATATTAAGAACAATTACAATATTGAATAGTTCTAAATATGCATGGGCTGATTTGGCTTCAACAATTAATCAACCAGCCAACCAGGTTCGTATGTTGAAATCTAATTTCGAAGCACTTGGTAGAAGTATCGGAACATTGTTCCTCCCTATTGTTGCAAAAGTACTTCCATATATTAACGGTCTTGTTATGGCATTGGAAAGAGCTTTTTCTTGGCTCGCAAAACTACTTGGCATTAAGCTATCGGATTATGTATCTTCAACTGGAAAAGCTTCAGTCGATATGGGAGATATTGCAGACAGCACAGATAATGCTGCATCCGGGCTCGACAATGCAAACGACAATGCGAAGAAATTACAAAAAACTCTTTCTGTTCTTTCCTTCGATGAATTGAACCAGTTGAATGATAACAAGACATCAAGTTCAAGTGGAAGCTCGGGCAGCGGGGCTCTGGGAAGTGCCCATATACCAGAACTGGACGCTGCTTTCGATAAAGCACTTTCTGATTATCAAAAAGCATGGGATCAAGCATTTGCAAATGTTGAGAATAAAGCGCAAACTGTATCTGATAAGATTATCAAGGCATTTAAACAAATCAGAAAGAATGCAAAGCCAACCACTGCCGCAATAAAGAAGCTTTATAATGAAGGTCTAAGCAGACTAGGAAATTTTTCGATTAATGCTTTGAAAAATTTGTGGAAGAATTACCTACAGCCAATCGGTAAATGGTCATTATCAAACAACTCAGGACTTCCAAGATTCTTTAACATTACAAATGATTTGCTGACAAAAATCAACTTGTTAAAGCTCCAAACTTCTTTAGAAGGATTGTTTACTATGCTCCAAAAGCCAACACAATTTGTTTGGACGGGACTTATGGATTTTTACGAGCATTTTCTCGTTCCAGTCGGAACTTGGACGATGAACGGCGCAATTCCACAATTAGTTGATGCGTTGACCAGTTTCGGAAACAACATTCATTGGGAAGAACTTAATAAATCACTGAAAAATTTCTGGGATGCATTGGCTCCATTTGCAAAGAATGTAGGACAAGGCATTGTGGATTTTTATAAAGATTTACTTAATGTCGGAGAGAATTTCATCAATTCAACTGTTCCTGGAGGTCTAAATTCTATCGCAGAAGCAATAAAAAATATAAGTCCCGAAACAGCACAAGCTATAGGAAAGAGTCTCGGCCAAATTTCTTTGGCGATTCTAGGATTCAAAGGATTAACCTTTATTGGTGGAATCATTGGAAAAGACAGCCCATTAGGAAAAGGACTTTCTTTACTGGCAAAACATCCTTATGCGTCAATGGCACTTGGCATCGGTGGAATCGTACTTGCACTTGATAATTTCGGAGTTATTGATGTTGACTGGGAGTGGATTTGGAGCAGTATTGACCGTGTAAAAACCTCAATACAGAATTTTATTGATAAGGTTGATTGGAATGCTGTTGGAACTGCTCTTGGAAATTTATGGTCTGCATTCCAACCATTTGCAGAGGGATTTGCAGATGCGTTGATTACCGGGCTTGAAGGAATAATTAATATCGGAGCGGATTTAATTAACGGTATTGCAAATGCAATTAATTGGTTGGCTGAAAAATTAAGTGGAATTGATCCAGAATTTATAAAACAAGTTGGTGCTGCATTTGGAACATTGTTTGCAATCAAAATAGCCAAAGATATTGCCACCAAAATCTTTTCCTTTGCTAGCGGAATCGGTTCATTAGCTTCAAAACTTTTAAATTTCCCACTTGATACCGCATCTTCTCTTCCCACTATCATCGGTGATATTGGTGGAGCAGCGGAAACGGCTGGAAATGGCGGGTTTACTACACTTGCAGAAAAGATAAAAAATCTCGGTGATGTCGCACAAACAGCTGGTGGACAATTCCAAGGATTTTGGGGATACGCAACTAATTTAGGCGCGACTGCATTTGTCGTGGAAGGTCTTGGACAGGTAAAAAAAGCTATGGACTTTAAAGATTCCACAGCTGACGCATTCAACGATTTTGAAGTTGTTAGAAAAGCATTGAAAATCATCGAAGAACAAACTGGAATCTCTGGCGATAAACTTATCGGACTCGGCGGTGATTTAAAAAATGTGAAAGACAATGCATTTGATTTTGATGGACAGCTCCAAACCGTAGAAACATCACTTGAAAATCTTGGAATTTCTTCCGATACATTTAAGCAAGCATTAAAACAGGCAATGGAGGAATCCGATACCGCCACAAATTCTCATGTAAGTAATATTAATGAATATATCGGTACGATGGGGACAGAATTTGATAATGCGAAATCTGCATTAGAAAGACTTTCAAATCAAGCGGTAATCACTCCAACGCAGTTTGATGAATTAAGTGCTGTCCTTCAGCAACAAGAATCATCTGGTGCAACAGCTAGAGCTGCATTCCAAGCCTTGATGGATAAAATGGCAGAGATGGGAATTGACACAGGAAAAGTTATTAAAGCTTTTTCAGAAGATGTTCCAAAATCTTCATCAACAATGAGCAAATCAGTGGAAACAGCTACGAAATCCATTTCTTCAAACTCTAAGACTGGTTTTGGAATAGCCAGTGCAGCTGTAAGCACGGCAATGGCTGGAATGAAAAAAAGCACAGAAAGCACAATGCCTTCCATTTGGTCAAAGATAAAGAACACGAATGATGATGTTGAAACCAATTCTAAAACAAACTGGGGAAATTCTGCAAATGCAGTATCGACAGCTCTCGGAACCATGGACACCGATACAAAAGATGTAATGGGTAAAGTTATGACAACCATTCAAAGCTATTGGTCTTCCGTTTTGATCAATACAAACCAGATTTGGGAAAAGGCTTCTGGCAAGGTTGATACAGAAACCGAAAACATGAAGACTTATACAGAATCTAACTTATCTGGTATTTCAGATTATATCACAAGTCTGTTCAAAAATGATTTAACATCAATGGGTAGGGAAACTGCACAATCTTTCGCCAATGGTATGAAACAAGTTCATCTACCAACATTAACATATCGAATCTCTGAATGGAGAAAGCATAACCTCGGAAACGGAAAAACCAGTTCTACACCAGTTTACAAGCCTAATTGGTACGCCAAAGGTGGCCTTTTCAATGGCGCACAGGTAATTGGCATTGGTGAAGCTGGTTCTGAAGCCGTTCTTCCTTTGGAAAATCCGCGAACCATGAAGAAGATCGCAGACAGCATTGTTTCCAGCTCAGACGGAAGCATGGGACTTACAAAAGAAGAAATGGCAAAAGCAGTAGCCCAGGGAGTTGCAATGGCAATGAGTATGAACAGCGGAAACAAGAATCCGCAGTACATTATGAACAGCATTATTCTGGACGGAAGTGAGATTGCAAAGGCTGTGACCAAAGCCCAGAATGAAACGAATAGTCGTTTCAATCCATCCCCGGCATATTGATTTTTGACTGATTGTGTGATATAATTTTCTCAATGAAGAAGTACACACGGTCTTGATTTTTGAGCCGCTAAGAAGAAATTAATATTTCTCGATTTTGAGGAATTTTTATCTTACTTGGCGGCTCTTTTTTATTTTTTGGGGGGAGGAAACAACTTGATAGAAAAATTTAAAAAGATTTATGTTTTTAAGCATGAAGAAAAATACAAAATAGGGACAAGCCATTGCGTTAAAAGAAGACTTGAGCAGGTATCCTGTGGCTTTCCTTTTTCAGAAGTAATTTACGAAAGTAATTATTTGAAAAATCCATATTTTGTAGAAAATCAACTTCATAGAGTTTTTCAGAAATACAGAATTGGTGGAGAGTGGTTTTCTTTTGTTGATTTGAATTTAATTGATGAAACCATACATAAGATAGGCGAATATATTTCTGAAGAAGAAATGTGTTCAATTCAAAAGGAATATGTTCACTCTGTAAAAGAAAATGCTCTAAGGATTGAAAAGAAAATATTTGATTTTATTGGCTCATCAGATGAAAAACATATAGAACCATCAATAGAGAACGAAGAAATAGAAAAATTCACAAAAGCTATAGAAGGGATTGACGAGCCAAATATATACTCCGACTTAATATATCAAATTGTATTAGGTGGAAACACGGAAGGCCTTATAAAAAAATACAAACCAAAGAAATTTACAAGTTTTAGATTTTATTTATCTGATGAGCAAAATTTAAAAATAAAACAATTAACTGAAATTGCTGGCGCATTAATATGTAATGGATGGAATTATAAAGAAATAGAAGATTTTCTTAATAAAATTGCGGCATAAATTTTGATCTTTTAGACAGCCCGCATTTAAAATGAGGTCTGGAAAGGCTCGATTTAAAATGGAACCTTTTTCACGGGGAGGAATATCATGTCATATAAAAATTACATCTTAATTCAAAAACATTTATTCCGCAGTGAATACATTTTTGCAGATACAGAAGAGTATCTGGCAGACCAACTTTTTAAGAATGAGAAAATTCGGGTGAATTTCAAAAAAGAATATGGACATACAGAAGAGAAGTATCTTCTTATTTCCTGTAAAATCTGGAATAAAGACCAAGACAAGTTTTTTAAAGCCATGGAAAAACTGAGAAATAAAATGCCACTGGTCGGGAATACCGACTATGAGGAATTTTGCAAGGAAACATTCAAAATGTTTGATTAATTAATTCGGTAAAACCAGTGGGCTAGGGTAGCTCCCGAAAAGCGTAAACCTTGATACGCCTGTCCGCTGTTTTTATAAATCAAGGATTCTGGCACAATACGGAGAGTGTCTACGACCAACAAGGAGGTTATCTAATATGAAAGGTAAATTATCAGATCTTTTTTTATCCAGCAAAGAAAGCGTTATCATCAAACCAGATTTAGCAGTAAAATTAGGGCTAAATGAAGCCATTGTTTTACGCCAAATTTATTACTGGCTTGAAATAAATGAAAAATTGCAAAGAAATTATTATGATGGAAGATATTGGACTTTTAACACGATGGAAGAATGGCAAAAGAATAATTTCCCATGGTGGTCTACAAAAACTATAGAAAGAGCTTTTAAAAGTTTAATTTCTTCCGGAATTGTTATCACTGGAAATTATAATAAAGACCAAAGAGACCGTACAAAATGGTATTCCATCAATGAAGATGTTCTTGAAAACATATTAAATGGTATAGTAAAGGAAAACCCAAAGACAAATAGCCAATGTGCATCTGGACAGAATGACGAAAGGCATAGACAAAATGACGAAATGCACAAAGACAGTTCGGGTGAAGCATTACCAGAGAATACTAACAAAAATTATCATTCAGAAAATACTATATCAGATACTACATCTCCTACGGAGTTAAAAGAAGAAAAGAAAAATGCATACCACTCTAACGAGTGGTTCAATTCTCAACATATCAAAAATATGTTGACCGAGGAGAACATCCAGTATACTCCAATAGACCGTAAATCTTTTAACTGGTCTGCATTCAAGAACCAGGTTTCAGTACGGATTGAAGAACTAGGATATACGACAAGCCCATATACAACCAACCGTTTCCTGGTAGTATCGAAGTATTTCTTCAAGAGATATGAAGAGCGAACCAGGAAGCCACACATAAAAATCAATCAAGACGCTTTGGACAATATCCTGGACAAGTTTGGATTCGGGCCAAATCCAGATTACTTCCAGAATGTTGAGATTGAAACATACATGAAAGTGATTGATGAATATTTCGGCACTTCATTCAGTGAGTACACGGATCACCATTATTCGCATTTCATGTCTGGTTATGTGCGGAAAATATTGTTGATGAAAATTGAGAAAAGGGAGGACACACTATGATATTTTGGCTATCAGTAATCATTTTTGCGGTCGGCGTTGTTATTCTGATTGCAAATAGAATAGGCGAATCTTTAAGCTACGAATATGAGTATTCAAATGTGAGTGGATTTATATTGTCTTTTGGCGTGGTAATTTCTTTCATCAGTGTAGTATGGTTCCTGGTAGCTGGATTGATTTTACTACTCACCAAAACCAATGTCACCGCCACCAGACAGGCAAATGCCGAGAAATACAAAGCATTGACTTACAAACTGGAAAGTGAAGCTTGCCGAGATCAATTCGGACTTCTTAACAAAGAAATTATTGACGAGGTACAGAGATGGAATGTAAAAGTAACTTACTACAAAGCAATGGAGGATAACTTCTGGGTGGGAATCTATTATCCAGATGTGTACGGTGATCTGGGAACGATTGATTATGAGACATATGAGGGAGGACAAAAACCATGAAAAGAATCAAAACACTACTGGCGATAATTACCTTTATTTGCATTATCACATGTCTAACAGGCTGTGCAGCGAATGACGATTACATGAATGACGTGAAAGGAAATCTTTCTGGTAATAGTTATACAATCTACACCTACGATAACTACGGTCAAAAGGTTATGACCACCACAGGGGACAAGATTAATATTGCCGGGAATAAAACCAAATCCAAGGGCTACGATAGTGAGGGAAATGAAACAACCAGCTACGATGTATCTTCCGTCATTACAATTCTGATTGATGGCAAAGAAATTGAAAGTTGTGGCGATACTTGTATTTTTGAACAAAAAGGATTGAAGCCAGAGGTTGATTTCACACAGGAAGATATAATTAGCCATTCAACTGGGAAGATTTCAGATAACACATACATAGCCGGGATTGTGAATTATTATAAAAATTATTTCGGGAAATCCAGGGTTGTAGTAATCAAATCTCAACTTGGACAACCAATAGCCGCATATTCTGGTGACGAGGTGTTCTGGAAAATCCCGGACGATCTACCTAAAATGACAAAGTTAATGATTGACGGAAAAGCTCTTTATATCCACAGGGCGAACTTCCAGATTATTGACAAAGAATTACTGCGATAAAATAACCAAATCCGTTTCAAAAACATCTCACCCGATAAAATATAGTCACAAGCCAAGAAAATTGATTTTTTAGAAAAGAAATTAATTAATTGTGGAGAATTAAAACATATGAGCCAAATAGGAACAGAACTTCCAACAGAATATTCAGACCGTTTCGATAAATTACGCCAGAATAGGGTTGAGGTAAGCTTTTACAAATATGGCACAGCAAAGGATAACTTCGGTGAGAAACTGGTAAACGCCTTGGAATCCCACGATATGTGCATCAAAAAGTATCGTGAGACTGGGAACACAGAATATCTTTGCGATGCAGCTAATTATTTGATGTTTGAATTTATGTACCCTCAGATTCCAGGAGCATACTTCAAGGCAACAGACAGCGGGGAAAGTGCCGGGGTTGCCGGCACACCAATTAATCAGCTGAAGGAGAAGTGGTATTGATGGACTTTAAACAGACTTACTTTTCCATCTGGCAGGAAATATGGAATCTCCACAAGAAGTATGCCTTTATCTCAAAGGACGATATCCCGAAGTGGGAAAATCTCACTATGGAAGCAAGCCGGATTCACGATAAATACTCCGATTCGGTTGGCGCAAAATTTGCCGAAGCTCTTTTGTTTGCCGTAACTGCGGAAATTGATAGAAAAGCGAAATAGGGCTTCCAGAATGCGCCCAAAAGTGGTACAATATGGGTATCATACTAAGGAGGGGGATATTTATGGCACTGATTAAATGTCCAGAATGCGGCAAGGAAATAAGTGATAAAGCGGCAAGCTGCCCGAACTGTGGATTCCCGATAACACAGGGAAATGCAACACAGGAACTGCCACAGAAGCAAAAGGAATACGACATTGAGATGTTGGATTCTATGAGAATCAAGGCTTCAAAAGCGAATATTGAGGTTTACTACAAAGGAAATTTGTTACTTGAAGCAAATCCTATGGATTTTGTATTGAATTATGATAAGGAAGAACCAGACGATTTAGGGAGAGTACAGTTGAAAGTTGCTTTTTCAATTCCGAAATACGCAAAGCCTTTCAAAATTTGCTTATCAACAGGTTCTTCCGCATATGAACAGGCAAAAGAATTTACAACAGAGATTGCGGAGCGGTACTTCAAAAAACAATATGTTGTTGAATGGTATATGTTAGACAAGAGTGTAATGGATAATTGCGACAGGGGCGAAGCAAACAAGGCCAGAACAACTATTGAGAATATCGAAAAACCTAAAACATATTCTGCACCAAAACCACAGTACACAACACAGCCGACAGCTACCAAGAAAAAAGGGGGATGCGCAAACTATTTTGGTTTTATCTGCCTTGTGTTTATTCTAATTGGCTGGTATTCATCTAAAACAGAGAAAACAGCAGATACATCCAAAACACAGACGGAAAAATCCAGTAGTTACGAAAGAAAAGCAACTCCTACAGTAGAAGAGAAAAAACAGAATGTGGCTCCAATTACTTTTGATGATGAATTACAAACATTTAATTCTGGTGAATATTCTTATATCACTGACAGCGATTTATATAAATATGCAGTCAATATGAGCGGAGCTAAAATTTATACTGTAGCAACAATAAGTGAGATTAAAGACAATAAGGTGCAAGTTACTATTGGTGATAAATACATGATGAGTAATTTTAATGTATCTGATAGTAAATTGTATGCAAAATATGAAAGCGGTCTTAAAGATGATGATGTGGTTGCTATTCTTGGAACAGTATCAAATGTAGATTCATGGGGATTTATGGGAGATTCCATAAATTTAGAGAATTGTATGGTATTCGCCAAAGGAGATGAAGCTAAAAACTACAAAAAGAATGCTTCAGATGATAGTTTATCACAGTATTTTGTAGTGACAGAAGAAGTTGCTAATTCAAAAGAAGTTTCAGAGGACGAATACAAGGCACTTTGCCAAACATTGGACTATAATGATATATTGAGAAATCCTGACAGTTACGATAAAAAACATTGTATTGTCTCTGGAACAATAGATCAGTCATTAGAAGGAATATTCGGTGGATATACGTTGTATATTGTTGACGGAAACGGTAATAAATGGGATTGTTCATATAGCTATGAGGATGGCGAAACACATTACCTAGAAGGAGATTGGGTAACCGTATACGGAACTTGTAGCGGAACATTAAATTCTACAACACTTCTTGGGAAACAAGTTACATTGCCAAGTATAGATGTTAAATACATTAACTGATAAAAATAAGGCTAGGGAGAAATCTCTAGCCTTTTTATTTTTGAAAAATGAATCATCATTTTGATGGATTTTCGGAAAAATAACTGTCCCTCAAAATTGAAGAGCAGGGTTCTTCATTTTGAGGATCGAACGGACAAATTGACCTGCCGTAGGCTTGAATCATCATTTTGATGAACCTTCGTGATTTTCAAGATGGTTCATTCCTCATTGATGAGGAGTAAAAAAATATAAAAATGTTATTGACTTCTAATCGACTTCATAGTATATTATAAGTAAGAAGTCAATATGACTTCAAGAAAGGAGGAAATGCTAATAATGAGTATCAAAACATTTACGTTAAGACTGACAGAAGAACAGCTTGATTTTGTCGGTGAGAAAGCAAAAGAAATGGGGGTGAGTAAAAACGATTATATTCGCAGGTTAATTGATGGAGATATTCGAGCAGACAAAGAGGATAAAATCTTACAGGAAATTATCGAAATCAAGAATATGTTAAAAGCAAACAAATAAAAAAAGGATTCCTGAACCCTAGGAAAGTCGGAACCCTTTAAGCACTCAACACACCGAAGTAGTTGATATTGTCATTATATCTCCCTTCGGTGTAATTGTAAACACCGAAAGGAGATTTTTTATATGGCAGATTTAAAAGTTATCGAAAATGAATTAGTTCCTGTGTACGAAACAGATAAGGGAGTTAAAGTTGTAAACGGTAGAGATTTACATAGAGTATTAGAGAGTAAACAGGATTTTTCCACATGGGTTAAAAAGAGACTTTCTGAATGTGACGCTGTAGAAAACGAAGATTTTGACCGCTTCCACAAAAAAATGGAAGCCAACAACGCTACTATGATTGACTATACCATCAAACTCGACACCGCCAAAGAAATGGCAATGCTTGAACGCAACGACAAAGGGAAACAGGTTCGAAAGTATTTTATCCAAGTGGAAGAGAAATACAAGCAGACAGCAATCAACATTAACCAACTGTCCCCCGAACTGCAAATGTTTAATCAGATTTTTCAACAGGTAGCCAAAACAGAACTGGAACAGAAGAAACTTGCGGAACGTGCCGACCAACAAGAGAAGAACATGAAAACCATCATTGATACCTTTAAGGGAACGGATTCCGATGTTGGCACAGAGAAGTGGGTGAACCGATGTATTTCAAAGATTGCCGAGAGCGACAATTTCTCTTACTCATTCGGAAACAAATATGCCGCCGCCAGAAATGAAAGCTACCGCAGACTGACAGACAGAGCTGGTTGCCGATTAGATCAGAAACTTAGAAATGCGATTTCCAGAGCTGAGGAAAGAGGTTGCACAAAAGAGCTGATTAATCAGATTAATAAACTGTCCGTAATCATGCAAGATAAGCGACTGAAAGAAATTTACATTGGTGTGATTAAAGAAATGATGATTGCATATAGAGTAGAAATTGCATAATTAGATTTTTACAGAGATACACAGGAGGAAAATAAAATGACAGAAAATATGGATAGAGAAGACACAATGTTTGAAGTAGAGGACACTATTGATAAAATCAAGTTTCTTGTGGAAGATTTCATGGAACAGTATGGATTTAACAGCACAGAAGAGATGGACAAAGAGAAAAGCCTTTTCTTTGCACATAACAAGCAATTTATGACAATGAAACTGTTGATTTTGAGCGATTATGCCAATAAAGCAAGACAGAAATTTAAGGCTCTTAAATCTATGGAGCAGAAAGCGTGATCGTATGGCAAATAGAATCCAGTTTAATGACTTTCAGAAAAAGAGTGTGTACGCCAAGTGCAACGGAAAATGTGCGATATGCGGTAAGCCAGTCAAATTTAAGAAAATGACAATCGACCACATTATGCCGTTGTCTCGTGGCGGCACCAATGATATTAAGAATCTGCAACTGGCGTGTAAGCGTTGCAACAGCATGAAGAGCAACATGACAATGGATGATATGATGGGGCAGATTTCCGAGATTTTGAAGTATAACCGCAAACAGAAGTTGATTAGAGCGTTAGGAGGAATTGTGGAATGAATTACTATAAGACAGAGATTATTAATCTCGTACAGAATTGTGATAATAGCCACTGGCTAGAAGTGATTTATACGTTTGTAAAAAGATTATTGAAATGATACCATAGTATACTGAATGATACTTTCACCGTATGTTATAATATAAAATCATAATAAGCAAATTTTAAAGCGTTTACCTTTCGGGGTAGGCGCTTTTTTGTTGCAAAAAAAAGGAGGGCGCGTTTTTGCGTTGTCCTTTTTCCACAGCCTAAAAAATAGTAGCGTAAGAAAGGTGGAAAAGTATGTACGAATTGGTTGAGCTGAGAAATGATGAGGTTTTTACAAATAGCAAAGTAATTGCAGAAGGAACTGGAAATAAGCATTCAGCTGTGCAGGCGATTATTTCTAAGTATTCTAATGATATTGAAGAATTTGGAGCACTCCGATTTGAAATTAGAGTGCTAAAACATGAACATTATAGGGGCGCAACACATGAAAAAATATATTTTCTCAATGAAGAACAAGCTACTTTTATAATTACTCTTTTAAGAAATTCAAAAGTTGTTGTTAAATTTAAAAAAGAGCTGGTTAGGCAATTCTACTCCATGAGAAAGTTTTTATTGGAAAAACAATCTAAGCAATGGAATACTACCAGGATAGATAATAAAACAAATAGATTGAAAGAAACGGATGTAATTAAGCTATTGGTTAGTTATGCAAGAGAACAAGGAAGCAAAAATTCAGATAAACTATATTTGGTTTATACGAGATTAGCTAAAAGCATTATAGGCGGAAAACGAGATGAATTGTCAGTTTTTGATTTAAATAATTTAACACTGATTGAAAGCATTATTCTACAAACTATTAGAATTGATATGTCAATGGGAATGCACTATAAAGAAATTTACAAAGATTGCAAACAGAGGATTGAACGATTTGCAGAAATCACATATCTAACTGAAAATAAAAAGTTAATTATTTAGGTAGGTGAATATATGGCAGAAGCATTTTTAAAAGTGGATGGGGTAGCAATGCCCTGTCCTTCTTCTTTTACATGGGGATTACAGGATATATCGGCATCAGAATCCGGCAGAACAGACGATACGACCATGCATAAAAATAGAGTTGGACAGAAACGAAAGCTGTCTGTAGGTTGGAATGGCCCAGACTGGGACACTGCTTGCAAAATTATACAGGCGGTAAATCCAGAGTACATACAGGTCACATATCCAGACTTGCTGTCTGCGAACAAGCACGAAACCAGAACATTCTATGTTGGTGACAGGGAATCCCCTTTTAAGTGTTGGTGGATAGGCAATGAGCGCATGGAAGGACTTAAATTTGATTTTATCGAGAGGTAAGATATGCGAAATTTATCAACGGAATTTAAAGAACAACAGAATAGTGGGAACCGTAACTATCTGAAATATGCAGATTTTACCTTTACGGACGGAAGCACATTATCCATTACCGACAAAGACTTATGGTCTAATGGTTTTAAATTTGAGGATGCAGTATCGCAAAGCGGTTCGTTTGATATCGGCGCAGCTATCGTAAATAAACTGACTTTGCAAATCAACAACTTTTCTGGAAAGTACACAGATTACATCTGGGACGGAGCAAGAGTTGTTTGCTATATTGGACTTGAATTATCTATTGGTATTGAGAAAATCCGCATCTGTACCATGACAGTAACAGATGCCCCATACCAGAACACAGCTATTATCAGCCTAACTTGTGAAGATTCCATGCGATTATTTGATCGTGATTATTCTGATAGTAAACTGACATACCCGGCAACAAGATTACAGATCATCCAGAATGCTTGCGAGGTGTGCGGAGTAACACTTCAATCTACAAGGTTTGATAATGATGATTTGATAATACAGAATCGACCAGACGATAGCAGTATTACTTTCAGACAGGTAATTGCATGGGTAGCACAGATGGGCTGCCAGTGGGCGAAATGTGACGAATATGGTCGCTTATGCTTTGGATGGTATGAACGTGAAGTCCCGGATAATTTTTATGATTTGGTGGAAACTCCATGGAAAGATGTAGAAGGTAACGACATATTAGATACCACTGGCGAACAAATCATTACTATCATGCAGACTGGGATTACAGCAATTCAAACAAACGGATTCACACCATGGCTGTATGATGTTGAAATAACAGGTGTAAAAGTTACAGAATACGTTGAAAATTCTTCTCAAAATGAAGCGAAAACATATCAGTCTGGGAAATCTGGATACGTTATCGAAATAAGTGATAATAAGCTAATTCAAGAGGGAACAGGAGAAGCAATCTGCAAGATTATTTCAGACAGATGTGTTGGAATGAAATTCAGACCGTTTTCTACTGGTGCTTTAACAAATATTGCATGGGAAGCTGGTGACACCATTGCGATTTCCGATAGAAACGGAAAACAGTATAAAAGCTACCTAACTTCTGTTGCCTTGAATCCGGGTGCATTTGAGCAACTTGAATGCAGTGCTAAGAGTGCATCCAGGAATAAGCAGAAACAATATAGTCTTAATCAACAAATACAGGCAGAAAATAATAAGAATTTAAGAGATGAACGTACCGCCAGGGAAAAAGCACTGGAAGAATTATCACAACGCCTTGCTGAATCTTCTGGAACATATACGACAGTAGAAACACAGCCGGACGGAAGCAACATCTATTATCTTCATAACAAGCCACAGCTGTCCGATTCTGATATTGTATGGAAAATGACTGCGGAAGCATGGGCTGTTTCTACAGATGGTGGACAACATTGGAATGGCGGTATGACGGTTGATGGTGATGTAATCGCCAGAATCCTTACTGCCATAGGCGTTAATGCTGACTGGATTAATACAGGAACTATTAAAGCAATTGACAAAGATGGGAATACAACTTTCCTGGTTGATGTAACAGCAGGAAGGGTTGTTATTAATGCAGACTCATTGCAAATCAAGGGAAAAGATGTTAATGCAATTGCAAAGGAAAAAGCAGAAGCAGAAGTAAATAATTTTATAAGCAATAAATACACAACTGATATCAATAATTTACAGTCTCAAATCGACGGACAGATTGAGACTTTTTTTTATGACTATGAACCAACCTTACAGAATATCCCGGCTTCTGGATGGACTACCAACGAAGAACGAAAGAAACATGAAGGTGACTTATTTTACTGGAAATCCAAAGGATATGCTTACCGTTTTATGCAAGATGGGGCAACTTGGAAATGGCAATTGGTGCAGGATACGGATGTCACTTTAGCACTTGCTGCCGCAGAAAAAGCACAAGATACCGCAGACCATAAGCGCAGAGTATTCGTAGTTCAGCCAGAACCACCTTACGATATTGGGGATTTATGGACGCAAGGAAAAACTGGCGATTTGATGAGATGTAAGGTTGCCAGAGCAAGCGGTTCTTATGATTCTTCTGATTGGGAAAAGGCTTCAAAATATACAGATGATAGTTCTTTGGACTTATTTATCAATGGTGTATTCAAAGACTCTATTAATTCTTTAAAGACACAAATAGATGGAAAAATTGAAACCTGGTATCAGCCAAACGACCCTTCTCTTAAATGGACAAAAACAGAGGAACAACCGTGGTGTGATATTGATGGAAACAAGATTCTGGATGAATCCGGGAATGAAATTGTCTTGATATGGGAGTCCGAGAAAGCAGAGCATGAAGGTGACCTTTGGCACAATACTTCTGATAACACACAATGGATTTACAAATCTGGTATTTGGCAACCACAATCCATACCAGATGAACTGTTAGACAAGATAGATGGGAAGTCATCTGTCTATATGGTTCAGCCAAAACCGCCATATTACGAAGGTGACTTGTGGGTGACAACCAATAGTGAAGGAAAGGCTTCCCTCAAAACATCCACTGTAAATCGTGTTGGCGGAGCGTTTGACGCATCCGATTGGATTGATTTCAAGTATGCAGACAAAGACGATATTAAAAATGCAATTGATAAGTATGATACCAGTCTTGGACAGGATGAAGTGTTCAATAAACTCACAAAAGGCGGCACTGAACAGGGAATCTATATCAAAGATGGAAAAGTATACATTAATGCAAAATATATTCTGGCTGGACTGCTTGCTGGTGAGAGAATCAATGGTCGAGGACTGAAAGTTATTGATGACGACAATAATGTGACTTTAGAAATCGACAGCAACGGAAATGTTATTCTAGCTCCAAAGACTTTTTCGCTACAAGGAAAGACGGTCGATGAGATTGCTAATAGCTCAGCAAAATCAGCTGTCGATGGACAGACACAAGTCGATATTTTCAGCAAGCTTACCAATGGTGGCAAGGCACAGGGAATTTATTTAGACGAAAACGGAAACATTTATGTAAATGGACAATTTATTAAAGCGTTGAGCATAGCCGCTAATGCTCTAGCAGCTGGTTCTATTACCACAGAAAAATTAGATGCTAAGGCGGTCACGGCTGAAAAAATGTCCTTGAATGAGCTTGCGGCAATTGGAGCCACTATAGGCGGATTTACGATTCAAAACAACAGAATTTATAATAAAAAAAATGGAACCCTACAGATTTCCGTAGGAAATGAATATAACGCTCCATCAATGCTTGCTATGGATGCACAAGGACAATTTATTAAATACAGCGCAAGTGGTATTGCATCCTCTTACGCTAACTCATTAAATTTAACACCACATAATACAACAACAGAAAGTGGCTTTACAGACGGTTCAAAACATTATCTGGGAAGAACACAATTCAATTCAGATGTTAGTATTTTTGGCGATTTTAAGGTTTCTGGAACAAAATCCATAATAGCTGACACTGAAAACTATGGAGAACAGCTATTTTACTGCTACGAGACTCCAACTCCAACTCTGGGAGATTTTGGCGGTGGCGTAATCGGAGATGACGGAATCGCAATCATTATGATTGATGATATATTTCAGGAATCGACCGACACAGGAATCGAGTATTATGTGTTCTTACAGAATGAAGGAGAGGGACAAACATGGATAGCTGAAAAGACAAATACTTATTTCAAGGTAAAAGGAACACCAGGCTTGCATTTTGCGTGGGAGCTGAAAGCAAAGCAGAAAAATAAAGAATTTATACGCTTTAATGCCGGAAAAGAAGATAGGGAAGTTAATTTTAGATTGAACGACATTGAGAATGAAATGTTCTCGGAAAGAGAAAAACTAATTCAAGAAATGGAAGGAGAATTATTATGAGCCAGATTAAAAAACTTACATCATTTATGAAATTGTCAACAGGCGAGGGCGATAGAATCGCTTTTACCTACTCAACGATTGACACCGAAAGTGGAAAGGTTTTGAGCCAGAACGAGAAAGGAAATTTTCTCATTTTTGATGAGGGGCTGTCGGCAAATATTAAGGCAATCGAAGACTATATTAACAAAAATCAACTGAATTAAAGGAGGACAACAACATGCCAAAATGGACTGAATACACATCAAAAGATACGTTAGCGGATAATGACGAAGTAATGCTGTATGACGCAACTGCGAGAGCGAACAAGCGCGGATTAATGAGCAAGTTTTGGGATTATGTCGTTGATAAAATGTCAACGGCTGTTATCTCGAAATTGGAGACAAATAATAAGACAATCATCGGGGCGATAAATGCACTAAATAGTGATATAGGACGTATTAGGCCTAGCGATAAAAAAACTTTCAGAATAAGAAATGAAAGAGCTTGGATATTTATATTTACTCTTGGCACGAACGGAAATGATGGAATGTTTGATATTTTTTTATACACTCCATCATACTCAGACGTTCCTACTATTCGAAAAGTAACTAATAAAAATAGTATTATATTATCGGCTTCAATTGATGGAAAAAATACAAATATTGAATCCAATGCCATGTATAACAGTGTAATTGTGTTGTACGCAGCATAAGTGAATTATATTTTCATAATTGCACATTGAATCCAAACGCTATCTGGCACTATTAAGCGCAATGTTAATCCATCAGTCAATTTTGCATAAGTAGTGGCCTCGGATAGCCATGCTATTTTTCCTGAATTATACTTATGTTCTCCTGTTGTTACAATAGCGGTGTAAGTATTTAAAATTGATGAATTACCAACTGTTGAAATGGATAACAAATACGTCCCCATACCGTTTAATAGAAAGTCTTTTGTAAAATTATTTCCTAAAAATGTATTTATAATCTTATCACTATAGAGTTTATTGGAGAAACAAGAAAAAAAATAACAAAACACTACCAAACATAAAATGAATATGCTATAATCAGCATATCAAAAACAGAACAATAAAAAGGGAGCTGAGTTCCCGTCTACCAAACAAAAAACTCAGCTCCAAGCACCACAAAGGGTACAAGGATATTATAACACGGTACCTTCCCTTTGTGGCAATAACAGCCATGATTTACGCCAAAATTAGCCACGATTCTGTGAAATTTAATCATAAGAGATATATTGTATAAAGAGTTTATGCTAAAGAGCATCCCATTTGGGGTGCTTTTTATTATGCACTTTTTAATCTCAATAATGAAAGGAGACCACACATGAATATTAACACTTCATTAATCAGCAACAACAACAGCTACGCAGGACAAACACCTCGGTATATTGTCATCCACAATACAGATAATATCGCCAAGACAGCAGACGCTAAGGCACACGCCACAGCACAGCATAATGGCAATTTTCATGGCTATTCAGCCCATGTATTTGTTGACGATAAGTCAGCATACCAAGCCTTGCCGTACAATCGTGGAGCATGGCATGTTGGAGTAAATTACGGCGGTAAGATTTTTGGAACTGTGAACAATCACAACTCTATTGGAATTGAAATGTGCATGAATGCCGGATATAACTACGAAAAAGCATTCCAGAATACCGTTGATGTGTGCAAGCAGCTTATGAAGAAATATGGCATTCCGGCAAGCCGAGTAGTGCAGCACTACGATGTGTGTGCTAAGAATTGCCCTTCCGTTATCCGTAGAAAGGGAGACTGGAATAGATTTAAGAAGCTTATTTCCAGTGAAACCGTGACAGTTCCAACCACAAAGCCGACAGTAAAGGTTGACAAGTATTACCGTGTCCGCAAGACCTGGAAGGATTCCAAGAGCCAGATCGGGGCTTACAAGTCACTGGAAAATGCGAAAAAAGCTTGCAAGGCTGGATATACTGTGTTTGATTGGAACGGAAAAGTAGTGTATTCCATGACAGCAAAGAAAAGTGTAGCCCAAGTTGCAAAAGAGGTAATCAATGGCGAATGGGGAAATGGACAGAGCAGAAAAGACCGCCTGGAATCCGCTGGCTACAATTACGCAGAAGTACAGAAAAAAGTCAATGAATTACTGAAATAATAATACTCCCGGGGGTTTTCCCGGGAGCTATTTAAATGTCGTATATTCCTCAAATTCGTTTCTTATTTTCACAAAGTCTTTTCTTCTGATAGGCACTATATTCCCGGAGAACATGAGGAACGAATCGTTTATTTCTTTTACCTCGTCCATGTTTATTATGTAGCTCTGGTGACATCTCAAAAATCTGGAATCTAGTAATTCTTCAATATCGGATAGTTTACATCGTTCCGTATAAACTATACCGCAAGTGCAGTGAATAATGATGTATTTGTTTCGACTCTCAATATATTCGATATTTTGAAATTCCACCCGATGAATAAAGTCTTTTCCTTTTATCATAAGAGTGCTTTTGCTGATATGTTCCAGAGCATGATTGAAAGCAGTATACATTCTGCCGTTTTCAGATCCTTTTATGATATAGTGAACCGGGAGTATATCAAGAGCTTCAAAAACATACTCTTTGTGGGCTGTCCAGAAAATAATATTTCCATCATAGCCATTTAATCTCAATTCCTTTGCAACTTCAATTCCATTTTCTTCTCTCAAAACGATATCCAAAACTACAATATCATACCATTCGCCATCTGCCACATCATCAATAAGTGGCTGTCCTTTATCATACGGAGTAATCAATGCTTTTATATCACCATTTCGTTTGAGAAAATTTTTAATCCGATGCATAAATATACCAATCTGGATTTCGTTATCATCACATATTGCAATTCGCATTCAAATCATCCCTTTTCATGTAAAATTCGCCACCAGAGGTGCTAATTTCGCCATTTCCTGTGTAATTGTATATTTTTTGATACAATATTATCGTACCACATAAGAAAGATAGTGTAAAGAGGCTGTATGATGGAAAGATGTAAGAAGATAGCGATTATCTTAATATTGATGTTTGTGCATGTGTTTATTGGGATTCATGTGTATTTCAGCCCAGAGCGTAGTATTATCTTTGGGAGGGTTAAAACTATCGCAAACATGGTGACGGAAATCAAAAGCAATCCAAATGAGCACAAAAAATCCCTCGATTCCAGAAGCCCAGCCTCTTTATTTCTATCTACATATATAACGAATGAAAAGTACCAAAATCACAATATCTATACTGAAAAAATCATAATTTGCAATAATATCGAGGAAAAGCAGCTTGCCAGGAAGGATTTAAGCGGAGATGATTCCGTCCCATTATATGGTTATGAAAACATGATATAATTTAATAAATAAGAACAAATGTTTGGAATATTGGGAGGGATTTACGTGGATTACAAGAAAAATGATGATATTAATTACAAAGAGGAAATTAAAAAACTTTTAGAAGAGGTGAAAGACCCTTACACGCTTAAACGTGTTTATAAGCTTCTTGAATATCTTTATATAAAAGAAATGACCGGGGATTAACCCCGGCCTTTCTTTAATTCTTTTCCAATTCATTTAGAATGTTTTCAATTTGTTTCCAGTGATCTTCACTGAGCTTCGCAAATTTTACCAAAACACTTTTAGCAAATTCGTTATCGCCCTTCATTACTGAATCTACAATAGCCTGCGCATCACTATTGTCAGATTCCTGTTCACCTTTTTCTTCTGTTAGCCACAGATAGTTTGTGTGATACTCCTTACAGATTAAAGTAATAGTCTGATTGGAAGGAGTATTTTCACCACTTTCAATCTTGCTTACAGCAGATCTGGAAATCTTAATTTTTTCGGCAAATTTAGTTTGGCTATCACCGTATTTTTCACGAACAAACCGAATTCTTTCCGCTAATGTCATTTTCTCACCTCCTAAAAATAATATATCATATTTTGTACATTTAGTCAACAAAAAGTTATTGACAATGTGCATTAAGTGTGGTATATTGTGTACATCAGATGAACAAATAGGAGGTGATTGAATGTCAGAGGAAAAGAAAGAACTTATCAGAAACGTAACTGAACGAATTGATAAGTTACCAGATGATAAGAAAAACTATCTTCTTGGATATATGAATGGTGTCATTGACACTACAGAAAACAGCATTGACAAGAAGGAAAGCTCATAAGGAGGTTGGAAGATGACAATTATCAAATTTAAAAATGGGGAAACAATCGAAATTCCGTGTGTGTTCCCGGATGATATTGTGAAACCAGACATTAGAAATCAACTGATACGTTTGGAATGGGATGACAATGGAAAACAATATTACTTGAAGTTTAACCCAGTAGATGTGCTCTATGTAAAAGAGATTACATAAAGCACACCAGATAATTATTTAGCTGATGGGTATTTTGTTGCAGTTGCTTTTCCAACTTTGACAGGTTCTTTGCTTAACAAGGCAAGAAATTCATCATTGTATGTGTGGTATAAATCAAGAATTTCTTTTGAACCAGAACCTTCCTTAACTGCTTTGGCAACAGCCAAGTCGTGAGCAATTTGAAAGTTATCCATTATTAACACCTCCTTCCTAAAGGAGATTATATCACAGAGGGTAGAAAAAATATATGTATGATACATATAATGTTCTTTATTCTATTTTGAAAGAACTCCAATCTATTCACAATATCCTGGAGCAGCCCAAAAAACGAGTTTCTAAAAAAGATAAGAAAAGCATCGAAAAACGAATTATTGATAGACCTCTTCTCGAACCTCAAAATTCTATGATGATGGAAAGAAAGGAGACTAATGAAAACATCAAAAATCGAAATCCGGCAAGTAAATGGCAATGAAGGAATCTTCACAGAAATCCTTGTGGATGGTCACAAACTCGAAGGTGTAAGGAGTTTTGAGTTGAAACAGGGAGTTGGAGATTCAGAACCTATACTTTCCATTGATCTGAATGCTTTTGATTTATCTACAGATTTACAATTTTTGAAAGTTAATCAAAATGGAGTAGGTGAAATTGAGGGTATAAAATTTAAAGATAATCCACGGATTATGACTTTTTCACCAGAGTAAGAATTACTATAAGAAAATTTGTAAGAGGTTGAACAGATAATGAAAAAGAAAATCGGAAATAGTATGCGTATTCCAAAAAGTTTTCGTGGACAAATAGTGGATGCGAAACCATACCATGAAGAAGGAAGGGATGGCTGGACGTTTTGGCTGTTTGGTGAAAAATGGATAGCTTTTGGAAATTGGATTTTTGATGAATATTGGAAAGGAGACTAATGAACGAATTAATACCGATTAATTATGAAGGTGAACAGCCTACGGTATCAGCAAGAGAGTTGTACACAGGACTTGAAATTACAGATAGATTTTCAAGATGGTTTGAAAGAATGTCTGCATATGGTTTCTCAGAAGGAAATGATTTTACAAGTGTGAAAAGTTCCACACTTGTGAATAATGGAGCAGAAAGAGAAATTACTGACTATCGAGTTTCTATAGACATGGCGAAACAGATTTGTATGATTCAGCGTTCAGAAAAAGGCAGACAATACCGACAATACTTTTTAGACCTCGAGAAAGCCTGGAACACGCCAGAACAGATATTTGCCAGAGCTTTAAAAATGGCAGACCAGACAATAGCTAAGCTTAAAGATTCCGTAAGGGCTCTTTCAACAGAGATCAGCGTAAAGAATCAGATCATCGGAGAATTGAAACCGAAAGCAGATTATTATGACGAAATTCTGAAAAATCCAGGATTGGTTACAATCACACAGATTGCCAAAGATTACGGAATGTCTGCAAAAGAGATGAACAGTTTACTTCATGACTTGGGAATCCAATACAAACAGAGCGGACAGTGGCTTTTGTATAGTACCTATCACAATATGGGTTATACGCATTCTGAAACTGTAAATATTACTAGATCAGACGGAAGACCAGATGTGAAAATGAATACCAAGTGGACACAAAAGGGAAGAATCTTCCTTTACAACACATTGAAGGAAAAAGATATTCTTCCAGTCATTGAGATGTTGGAAGAAACGGCATAAATGAAAACAGGGAGGAAAAACAATGATTAAATGCGATAAAGGTTCAGTAAGTGTTTCTGGAAAGGAAATTGAATTTCTTGCAGAATTTGCAACGTTAGTACACGGTTTAAAAGATATCCTGGTATATAATGGGATTAAAGAAGATGATGCAAAAGAAGCACTTCGTGAAACATTTGAAACAGGGCTTAAAAGCGAGAGTGAACTTGATAAAGAAATCTTGGAAGCGTTGATGAAATCAGGTTTAAATTCACCGTTTCTTTCAGTTCTGCTTGGGCTTGTTGAATTAGCTGATTTGAAAGAGAAGGAGAAGTGATAATGGAAGAAACTAAGAGCACAGATTATATTCCAGAGAACGCCAATGAGGAATATGCACTTCTGGTTGGAAGATTAAAGGCATTTGAAGCTTGGGCGAATAGCGTGAAAGATTATGATTTCACAAAGGACATGGCATTCAGAATGCTTGGGCTTGGTTTAGAGGAATCAAAGGAGGAAAAGAAAGAATGAAATGCTTTAAAGGCTTTGACAAGGACTTAAAGTGTAGAGATTTCCAGTATGAAATTGGAAAAGAATACACAGAAGAAAAAGCAGACATTTGTAATTGTGGATTCCATGCTTGCGAATTTCCGATGGATGTATTCGGTTATTATCCTCCTTCAAATTCCAGATATTGTGAAGTTGATCTTGAAGCGAATGATCAGAAATCACCTGATGATAGCAAGAGAGTTGGGAAGAAAATTTCCGTGAAAGCAGAAATTGGAATTGCTGGAATTATCAAAGCTGGCGTTGAATACATCAAAGAGCAAGTTAATTGGGAAGATGATAAGGCAACCAATACCGGATATCATTCAGCGGCAACCAATACCGGAGATTATTCAGCGGCAACCAATACCGGAGATCAGTCAGCGGCAACCAATACCGGAGATCAGTCAGCGGCAACCAATACCGGATATCATTCAGCGGCAACCAATACCGGAGATCATTCAGCGGCAACCAATACCGGAGATCAGTCAGCGGCAACCAATACCGGAGATTATTCAGCGGCAACCAATACCGGAGATTATTCAGCGGCAACCAATACCGGATATCAGTCAGCAGCAACCAATACCGGATATCAGTCAGCAGCAACCAATACCGGATATTATTCAGCGGCAATTGTAGAAGGAAAAGAAAGCATTGCGTTAGCTACAGGAATTAAATCAAAAGCTAAAGGAAAAATCGGATGTTTTATTGTTCTGACTGAATGGAAAAAAATAAATTTTGAATATCATCTTGTAGATGTTAAGTCTGCAAAAGTAGACGGTAAAAATATTAAAGAAGATACTTTCTATATGTTGAAAGACGGAAAATTTGTAGAAGTAGATTAAGTTGTCCTGGAAGGTGCTGACACACCAACCAGGACGGTATCTAACTAAGAATGAGTTAGTTAAATACAGGATTATTATAACACAACCTCCTGTATTTGACAAACAAAAATATAACAGGAGGACTTTTTATGCAAAAAAATGGCGAAAATCAGCCACTTTCCAGTGAAATCATTGCTGATCTGGAAGAAAAGCTGATGGCAAGAAATATAATTATCGCTATTCTGGCAGCTGCACTTGCAGTAACCACATCCAGAAGAAAGTGAGGACAAAATGAAAGAGGTGGTAAAGACAATAGGAGAAATATTTGTAGGGATAGGGATGTTTACAGTAATCTTCTCAATCACATGGATGTTTACATCATTTGATGTTATCGGGGTGCTCTTCGTATCAACAGTCTTATTCTCAATGGTGTTTCTTCCTATTATATTGGAAATGGAGGAAAAGTAAATGCAAAGATTAAATAAAGTAAGATTATCCGGTAGAGCCGGGGAAATAGTGTTCAGCCACGAACATTACGGAAGATACTATTACAAATTCATGCTGACAGTCATTCGTAAAAGTGGTGCAGTAGATATGTTTCCAATCGTTATAGAAGATTCCATTGTACGTGACAATGATTATAACGGAAAAGAAGTTGTGGTAACAGGAGCAATCAGAAGCATGGACACTTCTAAAAATCCAAATAAGCACCACAATGTTAATTATATCGCAGCTGATGAAGTGGAAATCCTGAATGAACAGGTTCCGGAGGGCGATATAAACGAAGTAGAGTTTATTGCCAGAAGTTGCACGAAAGAACCATATGCAAAACTTACATCAGTAACGCACAGGAAAGTTTCAAATCTTTTCGTAGCAATTCCAAGAGATCATTCGGAAAGAGCAGATTTTATTTGCTGCAATTTATGGGGAAAAGGTGCTGATCTGGCGGTAGAGGTTAAAAGAAATGATTACATTAAAGTAAACGGAAGGTTAATGAGCCGTGATGTTTATGTTAATGGGGAAGAAACGGAAACAGTATATGAGATTTCCGTAAAAGAAATGGAGAAATTGGAGGATGAAGAATAATAAGAATGAAGTTCAGATATTTGGCGTAATAATGGATATTCAGCCAGATGTATTTTTTAAGGATGGTAAAAAGTTCAAAAGAATTTACATTGGAGTAAAACGAACTAGTGGGGCGGTTGATTTACTTCCGGTTATAGTTCGAGAAGGGCTGGCAGATGCTTTTCTGATAGGAGAACGCGTTTATATCGAGGGAAGATATATTTCTTCTAACAAACATGAAAATGGAAAAAGTCATTTAATTCTTGAAATCAAAGAAAGAATAATCTCTTATGGAAATGAACGAGCAAACGATGAAAATAAGCTCATTTTGGAAGGTTATCTTTGCAAACCGCCTATTTACCGCAAAACACCAAGAGGAAAAGAAATCTGTGATTTGATGATTGCTTGCAACGAATATAACTTACGAAGAACAGATTATATCCCATGTATAGCATGGTGGAAAGAAGCCAGAGAAGCTGCTAATTTCAAGGTTGGAGATTTCGTAAAAATAATCGGAAGAATCCAGAGCCGGATTTATCATAAAAAATTATCTGGTGATGAAGTAGAGCTTAGAACTGCATATGAGGTATCAATAGGGAGGATAATCGAGCATGAAAGTGGAAGTAAAAAAGATTTCGTTGGAGAATTACAAGAAGTTTCCGAGCAAGTCTGTAGATTTGTTTCCAAGAACAGAGATTTCCGGCAGAAACAGAGAAGGAAAGTCCACATTGCAGGATGCATATTTGGACGTTTTGACAGGAAAGATGGCAAATGGTACAGAACCGACTTCTATCCGCAGAAAAGAAAATGGCGTGGAAGTTCCAAAGGTTGATGTTATAAGAGAGCTTACGCTTGTGATTGATGGAAAAGAAAAAGTGATCCGCAAAGTCACAAAGCAGAAGTGGAGAAAACCAAGGGGACAGTCAGAAGAGGTGTTCGATGGAAATGAAACTTCTTATGAAATTGACGGATTCCCGGCTAAATCAAAGGATTATACCGAGTTCATCCAGTCAATAGCAGAACCTTCAACGCTTCTGATGTGCAGTAATCCAAAACCATTTCTGGACACATTACAGAAGTCAACAGCAGAATCCAGAAAGGTACTGGAAAAAATGTCTGGTTTTGATATTGCGCAGTTTATGGAAGAAAATCCACAGTATGCACATGTAGAAGAAATTACAAAGGGGCATTCCGTAGAGGATACATTAAAAAAACTGCGAAAAGAACTGAACGTGCAGAAGAAAAAGGTTGATGCAAAAAATACAGAGATTGCTTACGAAACCAATCGGACTGTTGAAGCAGAAGATACTTCTTCACTGGAATCCAAAAAACAGGAGCTTAATGCGGAACTTTCCAAGCTGGAAGAACAGGAAAAGATTCTTGAAGATTCAGCAAAAGGCTATGACGACCTTACATATGAAATCCGAGGGCTGAAATCCTCCAGGGATGGTCTGGTTAGCAAGGCAGGCAAAGAGCTGAAAGACAAGAAAGCAGCCATTATGAATGTGTATTACGACCTTGCAAAAAATAAAATTGAAAAAGAATCAGCTATCCGAATGTTGGGAATGGAACTGGATAGCCACATAAGAGCTGCACAACAGGCAAAAGCTGACTTGGATAGAGCCAGACAGGACTATCCGAGAATCAAGGAAATGGAGTGGGATGATTCTAGACTGAAAGCTATTGAAGCCGAAACATTCAATGATTCTGATACTATTTGCCCTACCTGCGGACAGGAACTGCCGGAAGAACAGGTTGCCGAATTGAAAGCCTCCTTTGAAGAAAAGAAGAAGTTTAGAATTGAAACTGAATTAACCCAAAAGAAAAATTGGGAATCAGTAAAGCAGAACCAGTTAAAAGGAATTTGCGACCTTGGAAATTCTGCTTCTGCAAAATTAAAGAAAACCAACGAGGAAATCAACAAATTACAGTCGGAAATCAGTGCGGCGCAGGATGAAGTTGCTGAACTTATTAAGCAGATTGAGGAAGAACAGTCCAAATTTACGGAGCTTCCAGAATCTGTAGATATGACAAATGATGAAGAATATCTTGCAGTTACAGCGAGAATTGCAGAACTTGAAGAGAAACTGAAATCATTTGATGATGTTCCTGGAAATAAACAGGAATTAAGAATGCAGATCAGCAATGTTATGAAACAGATTTCCAATGTGGATGCAGATATTAAGATTGCACAGGCAGCAGTTGCAGAGAAAGAAAAGCGAGTAGCCGAACTGAATGAGGAACTGAAAAACCTTGGACAAGTTCAAGCTGATATTGAAAAGAACATTGACACCGTTCTTAACTTCTCAATTCAGAAAAACAAGGCTCTGGCAGAGAAAATCAATCCATACTTTAAGCATTTCCAGTTCAGTTTCCTTGATTACACGATTGAGGGAAATCCAGTGGAAACTTGCAAGATGATCTGCAATGGAATTGACTACAATAGCGGATTAAATCATTCCGACAAAATTCTTTGCGAGGTTGATTTACTGAATGGATTACAGGAAATGAATGGGCTGAATCTGCCGATTTGGATTGATGATAGCGAATCCGTGAATGTTGATCGACTTCCCACATTAGACAGACAGATGATTGTGCTTAGAGTGACGGATGGGGATTTGAAAGTGAAAGAACTTTAAAAAAGAAAGGAACAGCCAGTAACTTGTTTGGCGGCAGACTGGCTGCTCCATATGAAATATAGAACAAACTATATTTGCTTAAATAATATCAAAAATAATTGGCTTAATCAAGTCACAGGTGATTTTGCACCTGGAATGTGAGAAAAATAATCACTCACCAAAACCTGTGCTACCTGTGAAATGGAATTTGGGGTTTGAGAGGTATATCAAATAACATAAGTACGAAACTGATGCAATCACGCAACAGCGTGTTAGCAAATATAAAAAAGAAAAGGAGAATTAAAATGGCAGGAAAAACACAGTTAGCAACAGCAGGAGAACAACAGGCGGCAATTGTAATCAACAATTCATTCATTGATGGGCTGGTTAAGCAGCTTGAAAAAAAATGCGAATACGGTCTTTCGTTCCCAAAAGACTACAACCTCAGCAATGCGCTCATGGGGGCATATCTGATTCTGAAAGAAACAAAAGACAGAAATAATAAGCCAGTTCTGGAATCTTGCACATCCACAAGCATTGCAAACAGCCTTATGAACATGGCGACACTAGGACTTTCAGTTCAGAAAAAACAGGGTTATTTCATTGCTTATTCCGGTCAGTGCCAGTTCCAGAGGTCTTACTTCGGAAACATTACAATAGCCAGAAGATACGGTATGAAAGATATTCATGCCGAGATCATCTACCAAGGAGATAAGTTCAAATACCACATTGAAGATGGAAACAAGATTCTGGATTCTCATGAACAGGATTTTATGAATATTGATAATGATAAAATCCTTGGCGCATATGCAGTAGTTCAGATGGAAGATGGAACAAAACACCTGGAAGTTATGAATATGAAGCAGATCAAACAATCTTGGTTACAGGGCTATGGGTACAAAGAAAACGGCAATGGAACACACCAGAAGTTTACCGATCAAATGGCAAAGAAAACAGTTATCAATCGTGCATTAAAACAGATCATTAACAGCCACGGTGATGTTTTTGTACAGGAAGCTGACGAAAACACAGAGGATATTCCAAAACAGGATATTATTGAACAAGACGTTGCTTATGAAATTAGTGAGAATGCAAACACAGAAGAATTCATTCCACAGACAGAAGCAATCGAAGAAAAGCCTAAGCAGCCAACCGTAGCTGAAGACGTAAAAACAGCAGAAAAAGAACCAATCCCGGCAGCAGAGCCAGTGGAAACAGAGATTCCGTCATTTATGAGCCAGGAGGAAATGTGATATGAGCAATAAAGAAATTTTACAGAAAGCAAAGGAACTAGTTGAACTTTTGGAAAAGCAGGAAGAAACTGGAAAGATTGAGTTGTCAACGCTGAAACGAGGAGAAGTATTTCAGACCACGGGTAAACGCAAATACAAGGTTCTGGAACAGTATGGAGATACAACGAAAATTATTTCACTTGATCTGGTGAAAGAAAATGCAAAATTCGGAGACAACACGGATTATAACAAATCAAATGTAAAGAAGTTGTGCGACACAGAAATCTTAAAGGATTTTGAGGAAGAGTTTGGTGCTGAAAACATCGAAGAGCATACGGCAGATATTATTACCGTGGATGGGCAGAAAGTCGGAAGTGTAAAATGTAAAATTCGACCTATTACCTTTGATGAAGTGCGCAAATATACAGATATCATGCCGAATCAATACTTAGATGATTGGTATTGGGCATTATCACCATGGTCAACGGAAGAACGTGGATGGAAAAACAGGATGTCCGTTGTTTCGCCTGCCGGCTATATCGGCAACGTTAGCTACTACGACAGTTACGGTGTTCGCCCAGTTTGTATCTTAAAATCTAATATCTTTGTATCTAAGGTGGAGGAATGATTATGAAGAAAAATCTGAAATATTTTGAGGATGAATTATCCAGATTAAGTAAAGGGTTCGCGGAATTCAAGAAAAAGCACATCGGAAAGCCGGAAATCGGAAAAGCTATTGAACTTGCAGGTATGGAATGGCTGATTCTGGATAAAACAGAAAAAGGATATTTTGCCATTTTGAATGGATTTGACGGAAAAAAAAGAACATTTGATTCAGATTCAAATAACTGGATTTCGAGTAAGCTGAGAAATGAGTTAAATACTCGTTTTCTTAAAAAAATTACGGACGAGTTTGGAAAAGATGCAGTTATTGAGTTTGATCGAGATTTGCTTTCTTTGGACGGACAGACAGAATACGGACATTGTAAAGATAAGATTTCGATTTTGACGGTGGATGAATACCGAAAATACAGAAAATTCCTTCCAAATATGGATGAATGGTGGTGGCTGCTTACTCCATGGAGTACACCAGCAAATGATTGTAACACAACAAATGCCGTTGTTTCGCCTGCCAGCTATTTCGGCATCAATTACTGCTTCAACAGTTACGGTGTTCGCCCAGTTTGTATCTTTTCTTCTTCAATCTTTGAATCAGAGAATGATAAATGATGGATGGATTGTAAAATGTGATATTCATAAATATTTTTACATCATAGATCATGAAATAATGAAAGACGTACTTGACTACTATTTTGATGATGATTTTACAGTCTGGTTGAACCATTTGTTTATTGACAGTACAGGTAATCCCGGGCTTCCATTAGGAAATCAGGTAAATCAGAAGTACGCATTGTTGCTTTTACATTCACTGGATCAGATGATAACGATTGAATTTGGAAATCCATATTACGGACGATACAACGATGATTTTTATGTAATTTGTAAAACGAAAGAAGATGCCAGAGAAATTCTTGAGGCAATCCGAAAGATGGTTGAAAGTCTTAGACTGGAATTAAACCCTAAATCACAAATTGTACCATTTCGCATGGGCTTGTGTTATCTGGGCTTTCATCATTACGTTACTGATAAAGGAAAATATATCAGAAAATTGCGTGGTGATAAGAAAAGAAAAACACAGAGAAAAATCCGAAGATGGGTACGAGCAGTGAATGACGGGAAGATGTCGATAGAAAAATTCCATGAAAAATACGGATCATGCAAGAATCATATGCTTCATGGAAATTGCATTAAACTATGCCATAGTATGGATTTAGATATTGAAAGGAGAATGAAGTGAGATTAATTAGTCAGAGCGGGGAATTTGATGTTCCTTATGAAATCACATCATTAAGCAGAACTGGAAATATCATAAGAGCATATGTGCCAATGGTAGGTGAAAAAGGAACAGTCATGGCTCGTTATTCGACAGATGAAAAAGCTGAGAATGCCATGAAAATGTTACATAACACATATACAGGAACATTCTTTTCACAGAACATGCACATTACGGAAAATGATGAAAAAAAGTTCTTAGAAATGGTGTCAACCAAAGGGTTTGGAATCATAAGAACTTTTACAAGTGGAGATGAAATGAAATTCGAACCGGCAAACATTGTATTTTGGTTCCCGGAGGATGATGAAGTATGAAAGAGATAGGAAGAAAGAGAATTAATTGGGATTCTATTGTGACTGTGGAATTATCGCTTAAAGAGCTTCAATTAATAAGGGACGCAATGGTGGCTACAGATTTAAAAGATATGAAAGAATTATGGAGCGGAGCTCCTCCGTATCAGCAGGACGATAAAAATATGATTGGAGAAACTGCTTCTTCAATTTTAAATAGCTACAAATAAACAGAAAGCGAGGTGATGAAAATTTTCATGCGAGTAGTAAACACAGGGAGCCAACACGGAAACTGCTATGTTTTGAAATCGAACATCGGAGAAATGCTTCTTCTGGACTGCGGATGCAAATACAAAGACATTCTGAAAGCTATTGATTACAAAACAAGTGATGTTTCTGGCGTATTGCTTAGTCATGAGCATGGAGATCACATCAAATCATTTCGGGAACTGATGAATGCTGGTATTCAGATTTACACCAATGATGAAACCGTGGAACATCTGCAAATCATCACTGGTGAGTTAATGAAAGGTGTTCCAGAAAAAAGACCGTTTCGTGTTGGCTCTTTTACAGTAATACCATTTTATTTGCCGCATACCACAAGAGATAAGGACACAGGACAACTTATTCCTTGCTTCAATTTTGGATATATTGTAGAGCATGAAGAAACGGGAAAGTTGTTGTATATGACCGACTTTGAATACTGCAAGTACAACTTCAAGGCAATGCGATTGAACCATTTAGTTATTGAATGCAACTATTGTGGAGAATTGGTTGACAAAGCAGCTGAAAATTACACGCATAGGCTTAAAGGGCATTGTTCTTTAGATACTTGCAAAAGCTTAGTAAATACAAACCATACGGCAGCATTACGGACGGTAACATTGGTGCATTTGAGTAATGAAGCAGCTGACCCGGAACAGATTTTGAAAGAGATAAAAGAAACTGTGGTTTGGGATGATGCACTGGTACAGATTGCCAGACCTGGACTTGAAGTTAACTTGGACTTATGTCCATTTTGAAAGGAGAAAATTAATGCCAAAAAAATTTAGAAACTATGTAATTAAAGGACAGGAGCATGTAGACCGTAAAACAGGAAAAACAATTCCTTCACCTAGTGTATGGCGTTCAGTAAAAGATGTGCTTCCAGAAGCTCCAACTGATGATACCGCATGTTTGTATTATGTAAAGCTGAAAAATTCTGAAAAAATCATCATGCTTGCATATACTGGAAATGGCGAATGGACTGACACAGAAGGAAAAGAATACAAAGGTGTAGAGACATGGCTTGAATATATGCCAAAAGAACATCCGATAGTCGAAAGAAAAACTTTCTTAAATGAAGATATTTTGAAAGCTATTGTTTCTGATTATATGGAAAAAACTGAAGGAGTTACGGTTAATACAAATAATGTATTTTTTAAAGTAGGAAGAAAATCTGTCGGCTATGGAATGAGTGAACATGAGGAATTGGTATTTATTGGATGTGATGTGATAGCTATGGAGGAAAAATAACACATGAAAATCTTCTTAAAAACACTTGACAAGCTGAAAAAGCCAGAACTTTCCGAACAGGAATGTAAGTACGACAAAGGATGGAATGATGCAATCAAGAAAGTTGAAGAACTGATTTGTTCCTACAGCTCTGCGGATATGTGGATTCCAACAGATTTAAAGTTACCGCCAGAACCAGATGTGAGAGAAAGCCCAGAAGATAGGATAAAATACAACGTTACCATAAAAGATGTCGAGTTACCAACAAGCCTTACATATTTAGGCGGTGGAAGATGGGGAATGGTAAAAAAACACGGAATTGCATATTATCCAGTCATTGCATGGCAACCAATGCCATCAGTCTACAAACCAGGGAGGTAACACCATTGGAAATTACAATCGGAATTTGTGCAGAGGAAATCAAAGAAATCCTTGTTGAGCACATCAAAACAAAAGGATTTGACGTAACAGAAGATGATATTTCCTTTGTTATTGGGAAAGAAGAAAGCGTAACAGGAAATACAAAGAAAATCAAACACGCACTTATCAGGTGCGACATTCATATTGAGAGGTGATAAATTGTGAATATTGTTATTCTTTCTGGGAGATTAACTGCTGACCCAGATATCAGAATGGGAACGAATGACACCAAAATTGCAAGATACATTTTGGCTGTTGAAAGAAGAGTAAAAAAGAACACGGAAAGAAAATCTGACTTTATTGCTTGCGTATGCCTTGGTAAAAATGCAGAATTCGCAGAGAAATATCTTAAAAAAGGCACGAAAGTAAATGTGCGTGGAGAATGGAAGACTGGAAGCTATACGAACAAAAGCGGAGAAAAAGTCTACTCAAATGATTGCCTTGTTGCAGAGCATGAATTTGCAGAAAGAAAGAAACAGGAAACAGATACACGACCAGTACCGCAACCAGAACCTAGTTTCATGGATGTGCCAGATTTAGGCGGTATGGAAGATGAATTTCCGTTTAGTTAGGTAATGAAAAACGAGTGTAGAAAGCTTGTGGATCAAATAGAAAAGGAATGAAGCAAGTTGGATTATAAAAAACTTAGACAGGCAAAAGCTATTGAAGCAACAAACCGTGAAAGATGGTTAAAAGTTAATCCGAATCTGAACGACAAATCTGGAATTTATATGCTCACTAGATGCGACGAAGAGGGATTCAAGTATGCGTACATAGGACAAGCAAAGCATATTTTATCAAGACTTTGTGGACACAACATGGGATACAAGTCGCATATTGACAGAAGCTTAAAAAAACATGGGGTACTTTCAAAAATTAATCCATATGGATGGAATGCGACATTTATAAATTGCCCTATATCAGAGCTTGATGAAAAGGAAAAATTTTACGAAAGACAATTTGCAGACCACGGTTATCAACTTAGAAATAAAACAGGTGGCGGTCAAGGAAAGGGGAAGAAACAAATTGACGAATTTCGTCCGGCAAAAGGATATAGAGATGGAATCCAACAGGGCAAAATAACCCTTGCAAGAGAACTAAAACACATCATTGATACTCACTTAAACGTATCAATAAGACCAGAAAAAGTAAATAACAAAGTATCTATTAAGGCGTTGGAAAAATTCAACGACTTACTCAATGAAGAAAACTATCACTGATTCTAACACACCAGTAGTTCTACTGGCTAAATTCAAAAGATAAAAAATAAAAATGAAAGGAGCTTGCCTTCAGCTGACGTAAGGGTGCACCGGGCTTCTTTTGAAAATGAAATTAAAGTGTGAAATATATCGTGATTCTATGCAGAACTATAAAAAATACGCAATTCCAAGAGCGCAACTCGTAATTGCTGATGTTCCATACAATGTAGGATGTAATTTCTACGGAAGTAATCCTATGTGGTACACGGGCGGAGACAACAAGAACGGCGAAAGTAAACTTGCTGGTAAAGCAGCATTCAATTCAGATTTCAATTTCAATCTGTATGAATACTTCCATTTTTGTTCAAAAATGTTGAAGAAAGAACCAAAAAAGGCAGGTGTAAGAGGAAGAAGTTCAGACGCACCATGTATGATAGTGTTTTGTTCATTTGAACAAATTCAAACTCTGATTAATGCGGCGGCGAAACATGGATTTGTTCACTATATACCGCTTGTATTTATAAAAAACTACAGCCCACAGGTGCTTAAAGCAAATATGCGTGTGGTAGGTGCTACAGAATATGCTCTTGTATTCTACAGAGATAAACTTCCAAAATTCAGAAATGGAGCGCAGACGGACGAAAACGGAAAGACTATTCGTGGAACCGGGAAAATGGTATTTAATTGGTTCCAATGGGAGAAGGACGGAAAAGATATTCCGAAAATTCATCCAGCGCAGAAACCAGTATCAGTTCTAAAACGACTGATTGAAATATTTACTGACCCTGGGGATGTAGTGATTGACCCTTGCTGTGGAAGTGGCAGCACATTGAGAGCCGCCATGGAACTTGGCAGAAGTGCATATGGATTTGAAATTGACAGGAACTTTTATAGCAGAGCAAAAAACGAAATGCTTGTTTTTGAAAATGATAGCCAAATGAGCATAGGAGATTTTATATAAGGAGCATGATTAAATGTCAGAAAATACAAACGAATGTGTAATTGAGTGGATTCCCGGAAGAGATTATGTAGGGGTTACTGCTAAGAACGGAAGTTCCTGGAAGAATAGATGTGAGGAATTAGAAAAGGAATTTCCAGACGATGTGAAAATTCTTGCCAGAAATAATGATGGATCTATTTTCGCTCACTTGCCGTATTCCTACATTAAAATCAATCCACCAAGAAAATATTCCGATGAAACAAAGAAGAAAGCTGCGGAAAGATTAAATAAAATGCGTGCAGAAAAAAGTAATACTGCGGAAGAAAATCCGTTTTGCCTATGAATTACCGTCAGAGGAAATATAATGAGGGGCAATCTGCTAGAAATGATATTTACGGATTTCTTGTCAAGTATTTTGAGAAACACGGATACATGCCTTCTTACGAAGAAATCATGGATGGAACAGACCTCACAAAGTGTACCGTCCAGAGACATATGCGGCAATTGGAGATGGATTCTCTGATTGCCACAGAACATCCGGGAGTATCAAGAGCGTACCGTTTGACGGAATACAGATACGAAAGGAAGAAACATGGGAAGCAAATTAAAGATGAAAGCGCCAAAGAAAAATAGGGCGTTGGAATGCGATAACCAAATGTCATAGGCATTTGCCAGAGCCATGCAGAATTCAAGAAAAGAGCTTGAATTTATGCAAGATCAGGCTTACAACGATGGATTCAGCAATGGTGACGACTGGGCGAATACGATCAATTCCGTAACTATGATGTTGACATTAAGAAAACTGCATGGATTTTCAACCAAAAGGCTTTTAGACGTAATCAATTGCGCAAATGATTTTGTGGGGCAAGCGAACCGTGGCGAAAGAAGCTTTATGAGCATGATTGAGGAATTGGAATCTGAAACAGATGTAAGAATCCCAGATTTGAATAAAGAATTGGTTAGAAGGTTCGGAAAATAAAGGGAGAAAATCTAAGTGAGGAAAGTGAGGACACAATGACAGAACAGGAAAAGAAGGAACTTCTGGACGAGTTAGAAAAACGTATGGACGAGAAATACAAAGGTTGTCTTACCAGAGAAGATGTTGCAACCACATTAAAAGTGCCGAGAGAAAAGTGGTTCAGAGATGAGAACGGGAACGGAAGCAAATCTCTGATGACGGATGCTTTTGATTCCAGTATTATTTCGTGGCAGGTTTGGGAAACAATCAGAAAATTAACTTGCGTCGTGTGCGGTAAGCAGTACGTCAGACAGCTTGCGAATGTAGAAAATGCGGATGAGATTGCAGAGAAAATTTGCCAGTTTGTTTATGACTTGAAGATGGATTTTAAGAAACAGGAGGACGCAAAATGTTAATCAGAAGTCAGGATAAAGGGAAAATGGAATATGAGTAAGTTTGTAGACTTAACAGGAAGACGTTTCGGGAGATTAACAGTAATAAAGCGAAAAAAAACGGACGATACCAATAGAACATATTGGATATGCCAATGTGATTGCGGAAACATAAAAACCGTAGAAGCATACGCGCTCAAAATAGGAAGAACAAAATCGTGCGGTTGTTTAAGCGTTGATATTGCAAGGCAAAAAGCTACAAGACACGGATTAAGGCATACAAGGATATATAACATCTGGCGCAATATGAAATATAGATGCGAGCACAAAGATCACCCACAATATATTGATTATGGCGGTCGTGGAATATCTGTTTGTGAAGAATGGCATGATTTTATGATGTTTTATAAATGGGCAATAGAGAATGGGTATCAAGACAATTTAACGATTGACCGCATTGATAATAATAATGGATATTCGCCTGACAACTGTAGATGGGTGGATGCAAAAATACAAGGAAATAATAAAAGAAATAATTTGATTGTAGAATTCAAAGGAAAGCCAATGACAATTTCTCAAATTTCAGATCTTACTGAAATTAATTATGAAAAATTAAGAAAGGCATTTCATTCTGGCCGTATATATAAAATGTTTAATGAAGAGCCAGAAGATAGTGAGGTGTGAGTATGAGGTATAGAAAAAAACCAGTTGTAATTGACGTGGTACAGTGGACTGGTACAAATCATCGAGAAATGTTCGATTTCCTGACGGACTATCAGTGTACAGACCAGTACATATCGGCAGAAGGTAAGAATTTCTATATTGACCATTGGAAGGTTCCGGGTGGTCTGGTTATTAAAACACTCGAGGGTGAACATCTTGCAAACATTGGTGATTACATCATCAAAGGTGTTCACGGTGAATTTTATCCGTGTAAGCCAGATATATTCAGAGAAACTTATGAGGAGGTGGAAGTATGAAGTATAAATGCGTGAAATCGTTCACGTTAGATACATACGATGGTGATGGATTTTACGTTGACGGATACATGGAAATTGAGGTAGGCGAAGTTTACGAAGTTGGAAATGAAAAAATTATTGATGGAGAAATTCATCTTGACGGAGTAAATGTTAACAGATGGATTGAGATATCTCAAGAAATGTTAGATGAGTATTTTACAGAGGTGGTTGTATGAGCAGAGTACGAACCAGATTAGAGCAGTACAAAACTGAGATAGAAAATAAATCACAGTATAAGCATGGGCTTCCAGGGAGTGCACTGGATATTGTGAATACTCTTCTGGTGGATGCGGAAGAAGATAGAAAAGAAAATAAACAATGGATTCGTCGGCTTCGAGGAAGTATAAATGGAATTAGAGATATTATATGCAATACTGATGAGATAAAAACTGCAACATACAGGGTTCAGGAATACATGAGAAATCATGGGAGCGATAAAGAATTTATTCAAAACATTAATAACGATTTTGTTCTTGGATTTATGATTTCTCAAAGAATGATGCATGATGATTTCCAGGTTGTATGGGAAGAATATTTGGAATCAAGCGAGAGGTGGAAGCATGAGCCATATAAGGAGGTCAAATAAATGCTGAGAATAACACGTTGCGAAGGAAACGGGCAAAGTAGTTGTAAAGGATGCGAAGATAAAGGCATTTGGAACAGACACTGGGTGTGCTTCTTGTATAAAATACAGGGACAAGAAGGTTGCTACTGTGAGAAATGCATAAAAGAAATCATGAGAAAGGAAGAGCGAGAATGGTTGAATACACTGAAAAAGACAGTAAAGAGCTCGTAGAAGCCTTGAACACATTAATTTCAAAATGCGCAAAGGCAACAAGTTACGAACTCAATTGCATCGTATCTTACGGAGAGAATCTGGAACTTGATTGTCATTTCGGCTTCAAAATGCACAAAGAGGACTAAATTGGATATTGTAAATTATACTGCCCGGACGGTGAAACACAGTGCTGCATCTGCTGTACTAAACAGGATTCTTGTCAGTGCAAATGCGATGATATGGACATTTATGAAGAAGCGGAGGAGTGTGAGGATTATGAGACTGATTGATGCTGATAAATTAAAAGAAGTTATTGAAAAAGAAAAAGACGATAATGATTATATGTGTAGATTATGCATTGAATCAACTAAGGAGATTATTGACGAACAGCCGACAGCTTTTGATGTAGATGAAGTTGTTCAACAGTTGGAAATGTTAATCGAAGATAAAGTTTCAGAATCGGGTGACGATTGGTATACAGCCCAATGTCTGAATGAAGCAGTTGAAATTGTGAAAGGCGGTGGAGTAGATGGCAATTAAGCCTATTTTATTCAATACCGATATGGTTCGGGCAATCATGGACGGAAGAAAGACATGCACACGGCGGGTGGTAAAAACCAGACGAAAAGACGCTTGTGGGTTCTACGTTACGAAAAGAACGGACGGCTCATTTACCGGGATATATGAATATGACGAAGATGAGAGAATGTTCGAAAATCAGTTGATTCCACCGTACAAGCCAGGAGACATTCTGTATGTTCGGGAAACTTGGCACAGATATACAAAGCGGGTTGGAAAAGGTGAAGGATGCCATCTGGAAGAACACTATGGATATAAGGCTAGCATTGCAAATTCTGAAGACGTAGAAGAGCCGTGGAAACCATCCATCCACATGCCGAAAGAAGCGGCGAGAATCTGGCTGAAGGTTACGGATGTTAGGGTGGAGCGGCTACAGGAGATCACTGCTGATGATATTCGCAATGAGGGACTCTCTTCCGCAGCTGTTCACTGCGGAGATATGGAGATTGCGTTAAAAGAATGGGAAAATCTCTGGAATAGCACCATCAAGAAATCTGACCTTGGCCGCTATGACTGGAATGCATCACCGTGGGTCTGGGTAATCGAGTTTGAACGGTGTGAGAAAATGCAGGAGGAACACAAATGAGTAGCGCAAGCGTAAGATTCGGAACAAAAGCGTATGTATGCGCAAGGTACTTCATCAGACCTGGAAAGTGCTTCAAATACATCGACCAGCGTGGCGAGGATGTCACAGAACACGTTTATGAGGTCATGGCATTATACTCTTATTGTGTATTGTTAAGAGATACAAGAAACGGAGTCAGAACTTGCCCGGGATATAACACTTTGAGCCTGATGCTGAGAGGAAGCGAAGCGAGTGAGTAAAGGAAAAGACATTTCGACTATGTTTACAAGAGAAGAAAACAAAAAGAACGGAAGACTCGGATATGGACTGGCTACCAGAGAAAAAGATACTATCATTAGTCCTGCACAATATGGAGCATTCTTGCAGAAAAGAGGTAAGAGAAGATGAGCAAATCAGTATTAGTGATAGATACGCCGAAAAATTGCTATGACTGCCCGTTCGGAACTGAATATTGTGGAAATCTTGAATACGATGGGTTGTGTGAATTAGCTGACTGTTTAGATTATGATGCAATTCTGATGACAGAAGAACATTATGATTACGAAAGCAAATCAAGACCTGAATGGTGTCCATTGAAGCCACTGCCGGAGAAGAAAAGTACAACTGCACCCGTGAGCAATTATGAAGTGCAGAAAAACTTATTTGCCGCTGGTTGGAATAACTGCATTGATAAGATTACAGGAGGAGGGGATTCTGATGATTAATTTAACAGGAAAAAGCGTGTTCGTAAAGACACAGGAAGAATATTTGAGTGTTCTGAAAATAGCAAGGTTTCAGGGATTCAAATGGGCGAGAGAAAACCATTTAAACCATATCGAAATTCCATTTCCAAACATATTGATTTTTTACGATAATAAGACCGTTACTTACAGCTTTGAAAAGACATTGCTTGAAGCATCCAAAATCGTCGAAGATGAAAAAAAAATCAAGGATGCAGTAAAACTTGTCAGAACGTTCGCTAAATACCCAGATAGAACAACTTTGACGGACTCATTTATTAAGTCCTTGAAGCTACTTGCAGATACCGTAGAAAGTCAGATGGAAGAGGTGAAGTAGATGACTGATGAAATTTTCGGTCTTATGGAATGCTTCCCCGGGAGCTACATAAACAGATTTGGGGAAATAATTCTTTCCGAAAAAGGAAACGTATATTTCACAGCAAAGAATTGTACCGATAAAGAAGATATTATCTGCAAGCTACTTGAATGGTGTTCAAGGCCAATGGCAAAAGGAGAGCCGTACAGTTCGCACAAAAGAAATAATGAATGGAGAGAACAACTGATATCAAGCCTTAACAGATATCTGGGTACAAACTTTGGCCAAGAGGATATGTACTGGATTTACGATCAACTCGGGAATGCTGTAAATCATAAACTGACGCTGAGATTTATCAGAAGTGATTTCAATTTGAAAATCGTATATCAAGAAGTAAAAGAGGTGAAGTAGATGGAGAGATTAACGCAGTGGGTTGACGATGGGGAAAGCAAAAAAGCAATTCCTAGAGTTGATATCAGAAGCAATGGTCACAATAAATGCTGTAATAAACTTGCCGAATACGAAGACTTAGAAGAACAGGGATTGCTTGTGAGATTGCCGTGTAAGGTCGGAGATACAGTGTATAAGTTTTGGTATTATGATAGAAGTCCATATAAAATCCAACAACATGTGATCAGAACATTATCTGAAATTTGCGAGCTTATAGAGAGTAAAAAGCTTGGAAAATCTGTATTCCTCACTCGTGAAGAAGCTGAGAAGAAGTTGGAGGAGATGAAAGCTAATGATTAAAATACTGAATACCATTAATACTAGACTGATTCCTATATCGGTTTTACAGGATGTAAAAAGTAGAATCTCTGATTGGCTTGCATCCGGCGGAAAAGAAACCGATCCTTACATTCAGCGGCAAATTGATTATCTGAAAGCTGTTGAAAAAGTAGCATTGGATGAGAAAAATATCGTATAAGTGGAATTAGAGGAGATAAAGAATGCATAGACATTTATGGACCAAATATTACCATCACAGAAGATGGCATATATACAAATGTATTATTTGTGGAAAATTATGGGGATGGAAGGAGAAAGAATGGACGTTAAAGAAGCAAAAGACATATTATCAGATATGAGAGACCAGCATTTATGTTTCTTGGGAAATTTAGGAATAAAAGATGAATGGCAGAAGAAATATCTAAAAGAAGCATGGGCGTGTGATTCTGGTGCAAAGGCTCTTGCCGGATTAACCACATGGATAAAGATTGATAAAGGTATTATTGCAGAAAGTATTTTGCGCTACGGCAAAAATAATCAAAGTACAGTCTGTATGGAAGAATGCGCAGAACTTATACAAGCAATCAGTAAGGCAAAACGTGGAAAAATCAACCGTGATAACATGATAGAAGAAATTGCAGATGTGTTGATCTGCATCGAAATGTTAAAGCAAATGTACATGATTTCCGATGAGAAAATTAATAAGTGGATTGAGAAGAAACAGGCGAGAGAAGCAGAAAGGATGGAAAAGAATGAATAAGAAAGAAATCGCAGAGATTAAGAAGCAGTTTACACCAGCCAACTGTGCAATCACACGCATTTGTGGTTGTTATGTGGATGCAGAAAAGAATAAGAAAACCAAAATTAAAGAAGCTTTCCTTTCCATTCCAGAGGAAGAAATGTTTAAGTATTTTGACATTTTCAAAAAAACTATGTCTGGCAGACTTGGAAAAAATCTTATGAACCTTGATTTTCCATTATCACAGGAAAAAGAGGGTGGAACACAGGAATTTCTTATGCGGATCAGAGCAAGTAAGCTTAAAGATGATGAGCTTTTGGACGAGTTCTACGACAAAGTAATTGAAAACTATGACTATCCAGAAAATTACTACATAGTTCTCATTCATGCAGTATATGACATTCCTGGAAAGGCTTCTGATGGAATCGAAATGCACGATGCATCAGAAGAAATTTATGAACACATTTTATGCAGCATTTGTCCGGTGAATCTTTCAAAGGCTGGGCTTAGCTATGATGTGGCTGAAAATAACATCAAAGACAGAATTCGTGATTGGGTAGTCTCAAGACCAGAAACAGGATTCTTATTCCCTGTATTCAATGACAGAAGCACTGATATTCATGAAACCTTGTATTTCAACAAAAACACAAATAATATTCATACAGACTTCATCGAAAACGTTCTTGGAACACCAATTCCACGTATACCAGGCAATGAGAACAATGTCTTTTCGGATTTCATCATGGGTAATTTCAATGGAAATACAACATTCAATTTCACGGAAAGTCTAGTTGAATCTTTGCAGGAAGTAAGAGAACAGAAGAAAGACAGCCCGGAGATGATAACTGTATCATGTGACGAAATGGAACAGATTTTTGGATATTGTGGAGTTCCAGACGAGAAGTTATCAGATTTCAAGGAAAACTGGGAAATGTATTTCAGCAATGAGCCTGTTGTCCTTGACAATATCCATAATTCAAAAACTACAAAAATTGTAACACCAGATGCAACAATCTGCATTCAGCCAGATAAAATTGCTCTGATTGAACTGAAAGAAATAAACGGCGTTCCATCCCTTGTAATTCCAGTAAATGGAGAACTGAAAATCAATGGAATTGAAGTTGAATTAAAATAAACACTTTTGAAAAAGCCAGGAATTGGAGAAAGGAATTTTAGAATTGGCAAATAAAAGAATGTTTACCATGAAAATTGTTGATAGTGATCAATTTTTAAATATGTCAATTGAGGCACAATGTGCATATTTCCAACTATGTATGCGCTCAGATGATGATGGATATTTAAGAAGCTGGAAACGCACAATTAGAATAATAGATGCAAAAGAAGAATTCGTATCTGAATTAATAAGTAACGGATATTTGGAGAAAAAATCTGAAAATGTATATAAATTACCATTGTTCAAAGAAACAACAGGATATGGAGAAAGAGATAAACAAAGGCACACTAAAGAATATAAAAAATGGAGAAAAGAGGTGCTTAAAAGAGACAATTATATTTGTCAAATGTGTGGAAAACCAAACTCCAATATTGCACATCATAAAGTAAGGTTTAGAGACTGCTATGACGATAAAAATATTGTTTATGATATAGGAAACGGAGTTTGTTTATGTAAAAGATGCCATAAAATAGCACATGGAGGAGGCAATTACATTAATGGCTAAAGTAAGCTGGATTAAAATAGAGATTGAAATGTTTAGTAACCGAAAAATTAAGCAAATAAGGAAAATGCCTGAGGGAAACAATATTGTTCTTATTTGGGTAATGCTTTTGACAATGGCCGGCAGATGTAATTCAAACGGAATTATTTTTCTCACTGAAAATATTCCATACACAACAAAAATGCTTGCAGATGAATTGGATTTTGAGGAAAGCATTATTCAATTAGCACTAACAGTTCTGGAAAAGTTCGGGATGATTACCAGAGATTCTGAATTACTTTCTATTCCTGGCTGGGAAGAGCATCAAAGTGCAGACGAATTGGAGAAAATACGAGATCAAAACAGAAAAAGGGTTGCAGAATATCGTGAGCGTCAAAAAAATAAGGTCGCTTTGCTTTGCAAGAAAGATGATGTAACGTTACAGAAACGTTACAGTAACATTACTGTAACGGAACAGAATAAGAATAAAGATAAAGATTTAGAATTAGATAAAGATAAAGAAAAAGATATAAATGATTTAATAGTATCTAAAGATACTATTCGTCAGACTGACGTCCAACGAATCATTAATGAATGGAACAGCCTGGAAGAATTTGGTATCAACCCTGTAAAAAGAATGACACCAAAACGAGAACAAGCAGTAAAAGCAAGAATCCGTCAGAACCATATAGATGATATCTTAGAAGCCATTGAGAACATTCGCCATAGTAGTTTCTTACAAGGGCAAAATAAAAATGGCTGGATGGTTACGTTTGACTGGTTCTTAAAGCCTGGAAATTTCGCAAAAGTATTTGAAGGGCAATACGCAGACAAGTCTACGAATAGACCGTGCAGCTACATGGAGAAAATTCAAAACAGAGTAAGCGAGGTGGATAATTGGGTATGAAAAGAGAAGAATGGGCGGTACTCGTAAAGGCAATGAAAGCTGTGTACACTTCTCCATCATTTCTGCCAGATCAATATGCTTTTGATACTTGGTACGGATTACTGAAAGACCTAGATTACAAGCTTTTAAGTTTCGGATTAAAGAAATATATGCAGACTGAATGGAAAGAACCTACAATAGCTGCATTACGGCAATGCGCGCAGAGCCTTCAGCCACAAAAAGAAGAGCTGAATGAAACGGAAGCATGGGAAAAGGTATGCAAGGCCATTCAAAATTCTACATATAATGCAGAAACAGAGTTTGATAAACTCCCAAAAATCATCCAGAAAGCAGTATCAAGCCCGGCACAGCTTAGAGAATGGGCGGTATCTGAAAATGTGGATGGTACATGGTGGAGTGTAGTTCAGTCCAACTTTCAAAGGACTTACCGGGCAGAAGTACAGAGAGAACAAGAACGAAGAAAACTAAGCCCAGACCTTTTAAAAATTATAGATTCTGCCAGATTGGGAGGTGTGGAAAAATGCCAGATAGAAAACCATGGAGAGAATTAAAAAGCACTGAAATTATAGGATTAAAGCGGAGACAATGCTCGAAATGCGACTATTACAGCAAAAGCGAAAATGCATGGAGTACAAATGCAACCTGTGATTATATCTTGATCGAAGAGCATAGCAGAGGATGTGATCCGAGGGATTGTGTTAAAAATGGTATCTTCAAGAAGAAAGCGAGAGGAAATTCAAGAGTAAAGCGAGTGATTCTATGAGGAAGATAAGCGAAATGTATAAGCGGTCTGGTGGTACAGCTTATCAGCATACCTGTTCAGATTGCAGATTCTTCCGTGATGGAAAGCATCCGCAGTGCCTGCAATACGAACTGGAAATTGATTGGAATCCAGATTATATAGCTTGCAAATTTTACAATCTGGAAGAATCTCAGATTGATGGACAGGTAAACATCTTTGATTTGTTGTAAAATGTGATAATTGTGTACTTAAAATAGTGCAGAATCGTTCAAAAGAGAATAATGGTAGAAATTATAGGGCATACAAAAGATAAAGAAAAACAGCACTTAAAACGAGATAATTATATGGAGGGACAATTAATGGAAAAAGCTATATTGTATGCCATAAACGAAAGAATGTTCTCACTTGGTCTGATAGATGAGAAAACAAGAGATAAAATTAAAGCTGAAATCAGCATTAGAAAGTAACGAAAATGTATTGAGTGGAGTTATGTGAAGTGTTATACTTTATATGATTCCACTCCCTGTATATTGAGGGAGAAAAGCATTATGAATATTTATTATGTCAGAGAAAAATTAAGGAGTTGTTCTATTTACGATATTGAACTGAATGTTGCTTATTACGCTAGGGTTTCTACGGAAAAAGTTGAACAGCAAGCATCCATTAAACACCAGGAGGAACATTTCGAAGAGCTGATACGTTCTAACAACAGATGGAAGTTTGCAGGTTCTTACATTGATGATGGTATTTCCGGAATGCACGCAGATAAAAGAGAAGAATTCCAAAGAATGCTCAAAGATGCAAAGCTTGGAAAAATTGACATGATTATCACAAAAGAAATTTCGAGATTTGCGCGAAACACTCTTGACAGCATCCAATATACCAGGGAATTGTTGTCTTACGGCGTATGCGTGTGGTTTCAAAATGATGGAATTAACACTATTGATGATGATAGTGAGTTCAGACTTACTATTATGGCCGGAGTTGCACAGGACGAAATCCGCAAACTTTCTTCAAGAGTAAAATTTGGACACGCACAGTCAATCAAAAATGGTGTTGTTCTCGGGCACAGAATGTATGGATACTCAAACAATCAAGGAAAACTCGAACTGGTTCCAGAAGAAGCGGACATGGTTCGAATGATTTTTCAAGATTACGCTTCCGGAATATCTACACCAAGAATAGAAAAAAAACTCTGGGATATGGGATACAGAAGTTTCAAAGGCGGTAAAATTAACCGGGATGTCATAAAAAATATTATTCGAAATCCAAAATACAAAGGATACTATTGCGGAGGAAAAGTAAAGGTTGTCGATATGTTCACAAAGAAACAAGAATTTCTTCCACAGTCAGAATGGATAATGTTTAAGGATGATGGTTCCAGAGTACCGCAGATCATTGATGAAACTACCTGGGAAAAGGCAAACGCATATTTAAGAGAACGTGGAGAAGCCATAAAATCAAGAAGAACCTCTTTTAAAAACGAAAATATTTTCACTGGAAAACTTTTCTGCGCAAATGACGGAGCGCCATACTGGATGAAGCAACATTACATTCGAGGAAAAGAAGATGTTCGATGGGTATGTAGCTATAAAATAAAAAACGGAGCAGATTCATGTGATTCATTTGGTCTGGCAGAATCAGAACTGAAAGAAGTAATAGCAGAATTGATAAATAAATCTTCTGAAAACATTGATAGAATTTTGGAGGAATATTTTGAAATTTTGCAGTCCTTGATCAAAAACATTCCAGACAATAAAAACGAAATCTCACGACTTGAAAAACAGATTGATCTGTTAAAACAAAAACGTGAAAAAATACTGGAATATAATCTGGATGGAAAAATATCTGATGATGAATTTATTTCAAGAAATAAAGAATACATGAAGCAGATAAAGCAGATTGAGAGCCATATTCTAGAAATACAAAATACCAAAAGTCCAGAGCCAGTAGAAATACAATTAAGTGCTATTAAAGAACAGTTAGAAAAGTTTAAGGGCGTTACTCCAAAAGACATTAACAGGCAGATTGTGAATGAACTTTTTGAAAAAATTACCGTGGAACCGTTGGCGGTTACATGTGCAACACTGACATTTCAATTAAGGTCTGGAGGCCTTGAAAAATGGGGGTTTCCCTTGTGCCGTTCTGACGATATGATTTTAACTCTACATTCAGAACAACACAAGATATTTAGTAGGAAAACTTGCATTAAGACACAAGATATGGTATTTTTCAAATATAAGTACCTTTTAGCACTATAAGAGAAAAAAATGGGAGTGGAATCAATGATACATACAGCTTATGACGTAATGAAAGAGTTTTTAATCACTGATGCAGACCTTGAAGGAAAGTACGGAATCCCGAAAATTCCAAAGACTTTTATCCATCCAGGGAAAGATACTGTAGACTTTGCGGAGAGCTTCAGCAGAAAGATTAAGAACCACAAGGAACTTGATGTGAATTTCTATGTGGACGATGTACAGTTTCAAAGATTGTGGAATCAGCCAGACAAGTATATGGAGCATTTAAAATGTTTTCATGCAGTCATTATGCCAGATTTCAGCATATCGGTTGGCAAGAATGGAATGCCGTTAGCTATGTGCCTGTGGAATAAATACCGCAATCATGCATTGTCTCACTACATGATCTTGAATGATATTCCAGTAATTCCGAACGTAAACATATTACCAGAATACTGTTGGGATTGGTGTTTTGATGGACTGCCAGAGGGAAGCACAGTTGCCTGTTGCACCAATGGAAGAGTAAAGAGCAAGGCAGCACGGTTGGAATTTTGCGTTGGTTTCAAGGAAATGGAACGCAGATTGAAGCCACTTCGAGTTATCATTGTTGGAAGAATCCCGGAAGAATTGGAAACAGACACGGAAATTATAAACTTTGAAACCAGGAATCAGAAAATTAACAAGGAGGGTATGAATGGGAACAACAACTGACAATTACCAGAGAAAGAAAAAACTTTCAAAGTCCCAAATGAAGAGGACGGAACGTTTAGAGAAATCATCTCACAGAAGATATGGAACACGGAAGAAAGAAGGATTAAATAAATTGTGAATTTTGAATCAATCAGAAATTTACGCTATAGAAATATTTGTGCAAAATTAAAATTTAAGTGGTAACTAGAAAATGCGAGAATTTTTCTGGTTGCCACTTTTTTCTGGATTTCCTTGATTTTCGGCTTCCAAAATAATGTTAGAATTTAGGAATCATCCACAAGTTAGTTGCAACTATTGAAGCCTTTAACAGCTACGGTTATTTATTACCACAAATCAACCAGGGACAGCACCGGGAACTGATACCGCGCCGATCTGATGAAGTCGTGACGATGCCAGACACCAGCGAAGCCAGCCGTAGCCCTGGCAGATCAGAACCAACAGCCCACAGATAATAGATCATAACAGCAAATGGCATATAATGCAGTGATTAAAAACACAATAATACTCTTGCAAAATAAGCCTTAAATGGCTTGTAACGTATTTAGCCTATACTTTATTGACTGCGATTATAAAACGCCTTAAAATGACAAATACGGCGTTATACAAGCATATCACAATATAGTTGTATAGCCCTAATTGATATATAGCCCGGTCAACTGCGACAGATCACCGAGAAGCCTGGATAAGTCACACCACATAAGCGGACAAAATGCACCAATTTACACGGTACGCAAATAAAGCATAGCCACACATAGCTATACAAGGCTATTATACATCTATAGCCGCAGCCAGTCAATAAACTATATAAAGCGTTTTAAAGGCTCATAAACGGCTTATAATGCAATAGTGGCACAAATCCCCATTAACTGCATAAAAATCCATTTACAGCTTAAATAGTTTGCTTATTTGTTGACTCCTGGTATTGGATTGTCAAGGCGCTACTGGCTGAACGCCAAAAAACCGCCTGCACGCCGTGAACGTGCCGCCAGCCTGGGAACTGGTAGGCGGTAGAAAATTTTTATCAGCATTCTAATATTTTCAAAAAGCATTTTTCTATTTTTATCATTTTTTCATTGTCGAAATCAACTTCTTTCATTTGCCTTTTTAATTCTTCTGATACTTCTGAAGCGTTGCCGCACTGATTAACAGGGAAACCCCATACATCGCATAAATGGCATTTAGCACCAAAAGCATAGAAACCAGGCTCTTTTTTACTTTCAACAAGTACAAAATTATCTATTTTACTTAAAATATTCCACATATTTTTTCTTTCTTCCCTTCACCCTGGGAGCCAGGATATAAAAAGACGCGCCCTATTATTTAAAAGTCATTTTTGTAACAGTTGGAAGACTGCGGAAAAATTCCCGGCGGTCGTAATCATCTTTAATATTAAATTGTCTGTCGCTTGTGGGGATGATCTCATCCTCGATAAGCTCCATACAGGACAGTTGTAAGCAGTTCTCTTTTTTCGTTGATCTGTGCAGTGCATACCGCATTATAGACTTTTTACCATCCCGGCGCTTTACCGAGGGCATATCCCAGTAAGCTAATTTAATAACGCCGCCAGCAACAGACGCAAAAATTTCTATTGCTTCTTTTCTGGCTTTTTTATTGATCGTTACCATTTACGCACCTCCTACAGATCTTTCTTTCTCTTAACGTCAATGACTTCATAATCGTTTTCAGAAAGATCCTTTAACATTCTCAATGCTTCCATGGTATTCTCTGGAATATCATAACCATTTTCACGAAGGAGATCAGTGGCGGTAACAAGATACTGATTTCCATAGCCATACTGAATACTACTTTTTAAAATATGGCCATTTACGACAATCGTTACTGTGTGATAAGTATTTCCATATAATTTTTGAAACCATCTGCGGCCTCTAATTACTAATGTTTCGATTTTTTTCATTGTTTTTCACCTTTACCCCTGTTATAATAGGGTTGCCTTTCTTTTTTAGTTTGGCGCCCGGTTTGGTTTGGAAGACTGCCGGGCTTTTTTTATTTTGTTGTAATGTTTCTTTCTAGTATTATAATAACACTATATAGTAATACTGTCAAGCACTATTATATTATTTCTTAATTGACTTTTGATACTTTTTAGTGTTATCCTGTTTCCAGGAGGTGAAAAAATGGACGGTACAAAAATCATTAAAAAATTACTTTTGGAAAAAGATATAAACACTGTAGAGCTTGCGAAGCGTTTAGGCTGCGGAACCGCTAACCTTTACAACAAGTACAAAAGAAACAACTTTTCTTTAAATGAACTTGAAGAGATCGCCGCCGCTGTTGGCTGTAATCTGGAAATAACTTTTTCTGATAAACAAGGGAACTAGAATTTTTCAATTAATCGTGATCCGTTTCCCTATTTCCTCATTGTGTTGAGTGGTTCGGGTGGTTCCGGTTGTTTGTTTCTTGTGTTCCTTTGTTGATATTATAATACCACTAATAATAGTGTATGTCAACACTAAATTTAGTGGTTTTTTAAAATATTTTATATTGCTTTTTGGTGCTAATCCTATTATAATAATGATATAATTATTTGGGAGGTCACAAGATGTTTAAATATAAAATAGATGTTATGAAATCATTATCAGATCACGGATTTACATCTTCCAGAATGAGAAAAGAAAAGATTCTGAGTGAGGCAACAATGCAGAATTTAAGAAAAGGCAAAGGAATAACAACAGACACATTAAACACAATATGTATTATATTAAGATGTCAGCCGTCAGATGTTCTGGAGATAGTACCAACAGACGAAGAAAAAATAAAATACTTTTAACACTAAATACAGTGTTATTTATAGCAAAAATAAAGCCCTAGGAAATTAATCCCGGGGCTTTTAAAATGCTTATTTGTGGCGGCTGTGGACAGAGTACAGACCGCCGCCGAGCCTGTTAATATTTTAATAACACAGTTTTTCACAAATTGTCAAGAGAATTTTTTTTAAATACCGCTTGACATTCAAATGAGATTTATTTAAGCTGTTAAATAACGACGGTCACGGGAACTCAGGAAGGGCAGGACTGACAGTACAGAAAAACCGTTAATTTAATATTTGCCTAATAAGCCAGATCACGCCGGGTAAGCTCCTGGAAGGTCTGGCTTTTATTATTTAAAACTGTGAAAATAAGCTGCCCTATATAATATATTTTATAATATAATACCTGCCCTTCCTAGATTCCTAAGACTAGAGTTTATTAAAAGATATGCTATACAGTACCGTATAATAATATATATAA